TCAGGTTAACTGACCGCTTCTCACCGCGCGATGTTGAGGAGTGGCATCCGCCGCATCGTCCAGCAAGCTCAGATCGCGGTCGCGCACTTCCGGCATAAGGAGAGCGGAGAGCAAACCAATAGACGAGTAACAAATCAGCATGGCGACAATCGGCCACCATGACCCCGTCATATTACAGAAAATACCTGCCAGCACCGGACCAAAACCCACAGCAACTAATCCACCGGTTTCTTTTGAAATCGCCATTCGCGTAAAGCGGTTACGCGAACCAAAGATTTCCGCCATCGTGATATTTTCCAGCGCGAACAGACCCAGCACGGCAATATTATGGATGACAATCAACGATGCCATAATTGCACCGACGCTGTAGCTCTTATCAACAATAATCGAGACCATCGGATATGCCAGTAAAATGGCGGTGATATTCACGATAATATAAGGTACGCGGCGACCGATTTTATCGGATAACCACCCGAGGAGAGGGATGGTGATAAAACCGATCCCGGAACTAATCATTAAGGCATCGGTTGGAATGGCTTTATCAAATAATAAGGTCTGTACCAGATAGCCGGCGAGGAACGTTTGCAATAACCCTGAATTACCCGCCTGACCAAAGCGTAACCCGGTTGCCAGCCAGAAGGATTTACTTTTCAGCATCGCGCCAAAGGTAGCCTCCCGATCCGCAGCGCCGGTTTGCAGCTCGCTTCCCTCGTTGACCTGTTCAAATACCGGACTTTCTTTAAGGTTCAGACGCAGCCAGATAGCGAATATCATCACCACTGCGCTGGCCAGGAACGGGATTCGCCATCCCCATGCCACCAGCTCTTCACGGTCAAGAAGGAAAAACATGATTGCCCAGATAGCCGTTGCGCTCAGCGTACCGCAGTTGGTACCCATTGCCACCAGCGACGAAATGATGCCGCGTTTCCCCTTTGGCGCATATTCGGCCAACATGGTACCTGCTCCGGAGATTTCAGCCCCGGCGCCCAGCCCCTGGATAATACGTAAAGTCACCAGCAACACGGGCGCAAAAATGCCTACCTGCGCATAGGTAGGCAACACCCCAATCAGGGTGGTACAAATGCCCATCATCGTAATAGTGATAAAGAGAACTCTTTTACGTCCGATCTTGTCCCCCATCCGGCCAAAGATAAAAGCACCGACGATTCGCGCAATATATCCCGCACCATACGTCCCCATTGCCAGAATGAGCGCCATGGCGGCTGATTGCTCAGGAAAAAAGATTTCATGAAAAACCAGCGCTGCCCCTAAAGAATAGAGTTGAAAGTCCATAAATTAGCGGGCTATTTTCACTAACCATGTAATAGCCCGATGTAACCGAGGATTTTTCAATGTGTTGGGGGTTTGGAATCAACGGAGCATGCATAAGCATTGCGTAACCAGGGAGATTTTATGCCCCACCCATGCCCCAATCACACCGGTGAATCATCGCGCTGTACATCAATGATCGTATGCGTGACTACTCCGATCACTTCCACATCATCCAGAGCGTCGCCTTCTATGGCTTCACCGTCAGCCGTTATAAGCGCCCTTCCCATGAGCTTTGTAAACTCAGCACGCCCGTCATATCGAACCAGTACCGTATCTCCCTGCTGCGGCCGCCGGGACACGTCGACGACTGCGTAGCCGTCGCTGGTTTCAACTACATGCGTATTTGCGTCTACGTTGCATATCCTGTTGATTGTCAGGGTTGACTCTGCAAAATCGTTGGCCGGAGAAACGAAACCCATTACAACACTCTCCCCATGTTGCGAAGTATCCATAGACGGTTTTCACTATCATTTGTAGTTTTATCAACAAAATACGTCTGGTTACGTTCAATCCACCGGTTCGCCTCATTACCCGAAAAATGTATTCCCTGACTCTGTAACTCTCTGACAAAGTCCCCGGTTCGCAAGCAAAGATAGCCCTTTGGGTTTTGTGTTATCGAATTTACAAATGCGCTTCTGATATCTGATTGCCTGAGCATGATCTGACCCCAATCAATACTGTTCATATATACAGTAAATCTATCTATAGCCCAGATCAATATTAGTTGCGCCTATCAATCTTCATGACCGGCGCAACCCTTTGTTTTACGGCATAGCAGCCATCAGCAGATAGCCTGATTCAGGCGCATAACGAGCATAGTCTGTCTGCGGGAATCCTATGGTCCCATTCATTTTGCCAGCAGCGCAACATATGATAAAACCAACCGGGCGGCTGGTTTTATCATTTTCATTCTATCTAGATATTTACCCCTAAATTTTTCTGCCTGTTTTTCGCTGCGGTATATTTATTCTTCAACTCCGCCAGAGTCATATATTTATCGTAAATAACAAACTCTGATGCCTGAATAGTTTTTGATGCCGTGTTAGATGTGTAGTTATCGTTGCCCAGACCAAATGGCGCAGCACTATGCGGATATACACTCCCCCCATTGTCCTCCACTGCAATTTCAGCTCCTGATGAGATTTGCGTCATATAGCAGCTCATTTTTTTATTTGCGATATCTACTGCAATGGAAACAAAGCACCAGCCCTCAACGGTATCTGTTGCCGACGTATAATTTCCAGTAAACGACGATGTGGATACCAGAAATTTACGACCACTGCACATCATCTGTTCACCGGTTGGGGTTGCCAGACGCTGATAGTTTCCCGCAATCATCAGCAATTGCGTTGATCCGCTCATATCCGGGATGTATACAACGGCGGTATAGCTATGCGCCGGTAGCATTGCATCTGTCAGTTTTGACGCAATACTGTTGCCTGCGGCTGTTGAGAACACCAGTTTTCCACTATTAAATGTTGGCGGGGATGCGGGATTCTTTGCTGTCAATAACTGTGTGGCATCAACTGACCTGAATGATTCGTTAGAAAAATCCCAGAATGCAAGAGCATCTGTATCCCAGGGGTAAAACTCTGAAATTTTTGATGAGTCTAATTTAATAGATGCTGATTTCGATGAAACAGGAAAGCGAAAAAACGTACTGACCATTATATTACTCCGCTGACTGAGGTTAATTCAAAATGCGGTGATATGTAGTGCAGAGTTCTTGCAATACCATCAATGATTACACTGTCAGGGCAGGAATCACGCAGATTCCCCGACGCCCCGAATACTATTGTCGTGCCATTATTATCCAGCGCATACCGAACCATAACTACACCAGACAGGGTTCCATTCGCCTCAATAACAACTGTATCGCCATTTTCTATATATATATTATTTATATTTACTGCCACTCCGTTCATAGTGACAACAAATCCAAAATCCTTTGTATTAATAAGATTAACCGTATCAAATACAAGCGGCATTACGGGCACTGAAAATCGAACACGCACAATATTACCTGCATGCATCGCAGATATCGGATGAATAGCGCGAGGTTTAATACCGTCGTGCATCATTTGTTTATATGCGCGTCCGAAATATGCCCCCATCCATTTATACCCCACTGCTGATAAATGCAGATTATCAGTGTGATGTGGCAGGTGATATGTTGGAGTAATCACATACACCAGATCGGACTGTCGCTGTGCATCGAGCATTGCCAGCTGCGTCGCGCCACCGCTTTTTGTCACATAACTGGAATGTTGATATGACAGGAATACAACTGGCGATATTTGTCCAGTCAGCGCTATAGCATCAGTATTAATATCAGCAACCAGCGTCAGGAATGCGGCCAGGTATTGTTCCCGTGTCAGCATTGTTGTGAAAACACCAGAATCTGACTCCCCCTGAATCCACATTATCGCCTGAACGCCGAGCGATGAGCTCAGCGATTTTGCACTCGTCAGATGCTTCATAAAATGCGTGTTGTACCAGGGCGTTCCTTTTGACAGCTGCGCTATCCTGTATGCTCCGTGACCCGGCGCACTGGAAAGAATAACATGCTGATTTGTAGGTATTCCATTTTCAACGTTAGCAAGTAATGTTGCAAAATTGGCCGCCCCGGAGCATGGCGTTTCTCCGTCATTCGCTTCAAAACTTGCAGTATTTTCCACAAGGGGAATAAATGACGAATAATCCTCATGATCAGTAGACCCGCCGTGTACCCCTCCAGCAAATGTAATATTGCTATACGGCTGAGAGACAGAAAGAACAGGCAAACCCCAGTGCCCCGTAGATAAGGATTGTCCGTACGTGAGGAAATAGTTTATTGCTGCGGCGACCATTTTATACGGGAACGGAGAATCCCTGTACACCGTACCGCCTGAGTCTATTACTCCGATAAGTTTATCTTTATTTGCATCGTATCCAAGAATAACCTTTCCATCTATATCAACACAAATTGGATAAATACTGTCACTGTAATATTTAGATAATCCTGCCTCTGTTAACTTCCTTTTTGTATCAAGGCCAACCCCAATAACAGAATCACTGCCCTGATTATACCCCACTAATAACCTGTCATTTCTATCTACCGCAATTGGATATAAACCATCACCGTCATAACAGGCAATACCGGATTCTGTCGCGTGTTTTTTTGTCAGGGATGCCAGGGTTATAGTATCAATTACCGTTTGCTCTGAGGGCATCCTACGGCCAGTTGCTTCCAGCGTTCCAGAATTGTTTATTACCTCTATAGCAAGTGCATCATCATCCGGGCTGCGGTAATACGTGGTTGAACCTGCCGGGATATTCGCTATATCAGCCTGCGCAGCTTCAAGCGTCATATACTGACGGCTGAGAGGGATCAGATTCTGCCGTGTGTCCTCTACTACTAAGTCCCCTTCTGCCTTCATGCCGTTGACCGTGTAGTGCACACCACCGAGGCGATCCGTGTAAGTAAAATCAGTGCTGGTTACGACTTTATCCAGCATTCCACCCGCATAAACATGGTCGCGAATATCATCACTCGGTACTGTCTTTTGCGTCGGCGTTGGTAATTCTGCCATGGTTTATCGCCCTATAAATGGCGCACGAACCCCTCAAATGTTAATCTGATGGCGTGCGCTGAGGTTAATTAATTCTGCTATTCGCTACGGATAAATCGAGTCTGAATATTCAGAGAGGGTTAATGTCTGAGTGTCGTCGCCATTTGGTTTGGCTGTTTCAACACGCCAGATGGTGGCGTTAAGTTCTGTATCAGTGGCGATGAAATACCGGCTCGCGTTCTGCACCGTTGTCCGGTCGTAAATGTTCAGATCGAACGCATCCGCCGCGGCCTGAAACGCTTTAGTCCTTCCGGTTACGGGGTATGCTCGCCAGCGCCCGCGGTAATTGCCGAGGCTGTCGGTCATCACCACCCACATATCGCCGAGAGAGAAGTCGATACGCTCAGAGGTACTGAACACATCCCCGTTACGGGCTGTGATATAGCCGTTCTGCTGCTTGTTGTCGTACATATCCGGGCATTGCACCACTGCGCCGCGGATAACCTGCGTCGATTCCAGAACTTTAACCGTCATACCGACGCGCGAGAGCAGAATGCGGCGCGCTTCCAGCCACGCCCGGTCCTCCGCCTGCGTTTTATTACGACAGCCATCAAGGCTGATCTGCAGCGCGTTGATGGTCGCGTCCTCGACCTCAACAATGCCGCTCTGGTCAATCTGCAGATAGATGTACGACTTTTTATTGGTGAGCGGGTCGACATAATCCAACGTGACGCCGTCATAGCCGCCTGGCAGTGACATAGTCCATGTGACTTTATACTCGTCCCAGAACATGTTTGAGCGCGCAAAAACCGCATCCGGATTCGCTACTTTCTCATCGCGCCAGAACGTCAGCACATCGCCGATGTTGTTCCCGTCGACGCGGGCCACATTGCAGATAGTTTTGATTCGCTCGCCCAAGGAGAGCTTTTCATCCGAGAAGGTGTAATCGAAGTAGCCCAACTCAGGAACGGTTATCGAGTCGGCGATCGCGTAAAGCGTTGCGATATCGATGCTCGCGGCGTCCTGCCTGCCGATAACAATCCACTCATGCAGCGCAGCATCGGCAAACGATCGGCTCGGGCGCAGCGTGTAGTCAATCAGCCCGGTTGCGCGGTCATAGCTGATGGTATGACGCTGGGCGAGCATATTGTATTTCTGCTCGCGGTTGCTGTTGCTGTTATTCGGACCCTTTATGGTGACTTTGGCGATCGTGTCATCCGGGTAAACTACGCCGGTACGCGTGTTGACCGCATGAATCGCCATCAGCGTCACGACATTACCGTCGTTGCTGTTATCCAGGCGCTCAATCGTCACAGCGTACCGACCGGCGCCGGCAGCCGGGGTATATTTGTGTGATGTGCGGAAATACCGGGTTGTCACCTGAAAGTCGTTATCGAAGAAATAATCGTACTGCTCGGAAGTGCCCGGTATCTGGTTGTTGCTATCGTCAACCTTCCAGAAACGGATCCGATAGCGTGACGTTCCGGCCGTTGCGCCGAGCTGGACCATTACGTGCACCCATACCTGAGAAGACACCAATGGTGAAACCGACGGGCCAATCACCAGCGGTGTCTGGTCGTTCAGAGTGAACAGCGTCAGGTTGATGGTTGCGTCCGCCGGCAGCGTGGTGATTTCCCCGGTCATATCGCCGAGATAGAACGTGGTGTACGAAAGGGTGTCCGTACCGATGAAGCTTTCCGAATAAACGATATTCCCGCTGCCGGTCACGTTACGGGTTACCGGGCTGCCGCCGGCGTTCCAGGTCGCATTAATCACGAACGTCACCGGGTGCGGAACGGCCAGCGCAGCGAAGTACGTGAAGTTGTCATCATTCGAGAGCACCGTTGCCTTGAGCTGGTTGCTCTCTATCACCAGCGCCGTCGGCGCTGTAGTCGTCGCTGTCTGGGCAGGGAAATCCTCACTTTCGTTCAGGCCCGGAACCTCTTCGTTATCGACGTCGTCAAACTGGTACCCGACATCGATACTCCCGATCGTCATGCCCGGGTCAAATATCTGGTAACTGGCTCCTGCAAGGCTGCCGAGATTCGATTCTGAGTAGCGAACCGACGAGATGGTGTATTTGCCGTAGCCGACCTCAAACCACTCAGTGATGTATTTGTTGTTGTCGATAAACTCAAACAGCGCCTGCTGGATCAGGTCCGGAAAGACGCGGCACTGGCCGTAAATATTTGGGCGCCCTTTATATAACCGCGCCCGGTTGGTTTGCCCTGTTGCGTCGTTGTTCGGTGATTCTCCGGTTGAAATAGAGGGTGATGATGCAGTCTGTTGCCCGGTGATTCCCGCCAACACCTTCTTGGTGAAGCGGATCGGGTTAAGGTGCTCTATCGGATTAAGGAGCGTCTTAATCAGGCCGCCGCCCTCTGGCTGGTCGAATACCGAAACCACATCGCCAGCGCGCAGCAGACAGGACAGGTCAAAATCATCATCCAGCTTGCGGCCGTTTAGCTTCACCACGACGTTGTTATGCAGCTTCAGCTTGTCGAGCAAGGCGATCAGTTGAGTGCCTGGTTCTTCCGTTCCGCGTTGCTTAGGTGCGCCAGGAAGGCGCTGCAGCTCATATCGAACCATGCACCAGATACTCCACTTTGTTATAGATTTTCTGAAGGATGACCGCGCTATCCATGCGTACAAAACCAAACTCGCCGCGGGAATGAAGACATTTCCCAGGGTTGACCATCACGCCGACGTGCGCCGGCTGATTGCCGTAATAGAACACCGCAAGGCAGCCGGAAACCGGCACCGGAACCCGGCTCCAGTGTTCGAGCTCTTCTTCATAGCAGGTGATGAAATCTGAGCCAGATTCGTAGCCGGCGACGTGGTGGAGCTCCAGCCCCAGAACGTTCCGGTAATACAAAACCACGAGGCCCCAGCAATCCATTTCGTCAAACGTGCAGGCGCGATTAGCCCAGGGCTTGCCATTAACCAGCCCGATAAATTCGCTCTGTGTCATACGGTAATCAGCCCAGGGTAGTCTTTCGTGGTGTAAATGATGGGGTTGGCCAGCGTAAGCGGGTTGGTCTTGCCTGAGTTCACCGTGACGTTGCTACCGTCGGCGCCGACATCTTTCACAAACAATGACCAGGTCTTCATTGGCGTAGTGTCGCCGATCGCATTCCACTGCTGATATTTGCAGATTATGGGGGTCATGCGCCCGGCGCCCGTCCAACTCTTCAGAGTGCTCCGGACGTCCTCGGCTCCCTGCAGGAACGTAATCGCCATCGAGATAATCGCCGAGCCGTCCTGCGTGGGTTCTACAATGCTGAAGGCTGCTGGCTGGAATACATTTCCGCCAAACTTCGCTTCACGAAACAGCTTATTGACCACGCGGTAATAACCGAACGCCGGGTGATAAAACTCGACGGTCTGTTTGATATCGCTCGCCGGCCGGCGCTCTTTCCACTCTCGTAAAGTCGGCATTAATCAGCCCTCGGCATAACGGCGGTGACCAGATAATCCAGCCAGTAGCCGTAGTTCTCTGGCGCCTCGACGATCCAGTCGTCGTAGTCCTCAGTGATGTCCTCAATACCGTTACAGATGACGTTGGCAGTCCAGGTTACGATATTGCCGTTTTTGCTGGTCTGCACTGGCATGCTGATAAAGTGCAACGTCTGCAGTTGTACTCCCTGAGCATCCCCGAGATCGATCGGCATCTGAAACCAGTTACGCCCGCGGTCGCAGTACGTCGGCGATCGTAGCCACGATTTAAACCGTTCAGCCTGCTGCAGCGTGAATTTCCACTGCAGAGACCAGGTCGATTTAAGGTCGGTGGTTAGTGGCGTGAAGATGACAGGCCCGACTGCCGGCGTCGTCGTCTGCCAGGCGGTATCCTGCGTCATGTTCTGACTGGCGCGCTGCGGAAGCGGCAGGAGTGCCGGGTATGAAACTGTTGCCACGTTTCCTCCGGGCATAAAAAAGGCCGCGGCTGCGGCACTGATCGAATATCAGGATGTTGCTAAATGTGTACCACTGTTACTGTGTGTTTTTCACACAGAGAAAGGATGGGTATATGTCAGAGAAATTCAGAGTCAAACTCTCCTGCCCTGATTGCGGCAGTGAGCAATTCATATTTAGCGCCGAACCGCACACCATAGACAATGTCGAGTCCTGTGCTTCCTGCGGAAGGGCTATCAGCAAAAACGATGTCTTTCGCTACAGCAAAGAGTTCCTGGTTGATACGCTCAGAGACAGGTTGAAGGGAACCAAATTTAAGCTCAAGTAAGGAGATTAGGCTATCAAGTTGCGATTGAGCCTCGCTGGTGTCGACCGATATGGATGCCAGCAATTTTTTATCTTCCATTTGTCTACTCCATTAAAAAACCCGCCGAAGCGGGTTGGTTTTAGTAATCGCCGTTTGCCTGCCGGCGTAAGCCGTAGGTAGACTCCATACCCGATGCCATCGGGCCAGCGCTGTCCAGGTCTCTGAGGAATGCATCAACCGTGAGAACATTCCCCTGCTGCATCGCCTGAGCCTCAAATGAGTGCTGTCCGCCGCTGGTTTGGTCATAGAACTGGACATTGACCGATATGGATTTCGACGTTTGCAAACCAGATGAACCGCTGCTGCCGCTGGCCTGGCTAAGGTATTCGCTACCGGTTGAGGCCTTCTTGATGCTCGGCGATCCGCTTGTCACATCCTTGTTGCTAAACACTCTCCCATCATCACCTGGAATCATGAACAGGCCCTTACTGGTCTGCATGAATTCAGGTAGGTTTCCCTCGCCGACAGGATATACGCTACCCGCGCTTACCGGGCCACCATTTTTCCTTCCTCCGCTATAATTTGAGCCTCTTATCTGGCTGATAAGATTTGCCCCCTGAGCAGCAGCAAAGGCAATCGCTGGTATGTTGACAGGCCAAGGCAGCGCTGCAGCGTTACTGATCGCCATAACCGTATTCATGGTGGCCTGGGCAATAGAGAACGCCCTACTTACAGCGAAAAGCGCTTTATAAGCAGCACTAGACTCACCCGCATAATCGCCGACCAATCCAGCCATTTGCCCGAAGAAGTCAGAGGACGCCCCGAGTAGATTAGACATATTCTGTTGCTGTTTATCAGCTTCATCCTTGAGGATTTTTTCACGCTCATTCGCGGCCAATTGATGGATGGCGGTTTTAGTAGCCTCGAAGGTGTTGATGTCTATCAGACCAAGGTCATAGTATTTTTTGTACAATGCCAGCCGTTGGCTTTCTTCGAGATCAACCTCCGCCAGCGGGTTTACTGCTTGCCCTGTCCTCGGGTCAACAGATGTATCAGCTTGTGCCTGGAGTTGAGTTGCAGCTTTATTCGCCTGCTCAGCCTGCGCTCGCTTCTGGATAGATAGTGCGGCGCGTTCATTCGCTTCGCCGATTGCTCTGGCTTCTTCCAGTTGCTTCTGAGTTGCCCCGCTTCCTAGTGACTGTTCGGCGCGTAATCCAGCCTCTTGAATACGTCGCTTTTCTACAGTCTCCGTTGATAAGTCCTGTGCGGCTCGGAGCTTATCAAGCTTTTGCGTAACTGATTCCTGTTGTGCGGCAAGCTTTTTGGCTTCAGATGCCGCAGATGAATTTTCCTTTTTCTGATCTTTTGTTGCCTGGGTGTTCCTTTCCGTTGCGGCGTAGGAGTCCTGAAGCCTTTTTATTGCCCGCTCATCAGTAATGCCTGCATCTTCTGCATCATAAGCCGCCTGCTGCTTGGCCTTCGCCTCGCCTTCAAGTTTTGAAAGCTCAAGTCGCCTTTCGGCTTGTTTTATTAACTTTTCACCTTCCTTTCCGCCCCAGTCAATTTTGAGACTCTCGGCATTAAACTTCTGCATTGCGGTCGTAGTCTGACCCAATTTTTCAGCCAGGTACTCCTGTGCACCGCCGAGGAATGAGGCCTTTTTCTCTGCTTCGGCAAGGGCAAGAGCGTTGTCTCTTGCCGCCTTCATCTGTTCGAGTAGACTCTGATTGACCTGACTGTTAATTTGCTTCAGTGCGTCTTCGGACTGTTGCAAGGTGGCGGTGGCACCGTCCAGATCTCTGCGTTTTTTTGCTAACTCATTCGCAGCATCCCTTGCCCTGATGACATATCCATTATTTTCATCTTCAGTAACGCCGTACTGCCTGGCAAGGGTTATGTATTTATCGTATTCAGATTGCAGTCCGGAAATCGTACCTTCCAGATCTTCTATCGCTTCCTTCTGCGCTTTTATTGAGCTGATGGTGTCAGCTCTGACCCCTTCCGCCTGAGCCAGATTCATTTCTTTCAATTTTTGAATGACATCAGGAAGAGTGTCAGCGAAGGCTATGCTTTCTTTTCGTGCCTGCGCTTGGTTTTGCGCATACAAATACCACCCTGCCGCTACCGCAAGCAAAATACCAGTAACGCCACCAAGCGGGAGGAGGAACGAGTTTACCGACTTGAGCGCACTCATCATGGTAAAGCTCGTTGCTGCAACAACCTCCTGAGATGCGGCAACGCGACCATTCGCCACCCTTACAGCATCAGTGGTTGTCGCGACAGCGGTGTTTGCAGCTACTATCTGTGCACTGGCGGCTTCATATGCCGCGCCTCTAACATGCTGAGCCACGGATTCAGCTCTTGCGAGTTGGCCAGTCAATACCGCTTCCGCCTGCCGGATTTCCGCCATTCGTGTGGCGGTTGCAATCCGACCCTGTTCAGTAATTTGGGCCTTAAGCCTTTGAGCTTCAAGCGCCTTTTCAGCTTGTAACTGCTGAATACTTACTTTTATGCTTGCAACTTCAGCTTCGGCATGAGCAACCTCGGCCACTGTTAGCGCATTTGTGGCCTTGAGATTTGCAAGGCTTTGCTCTGCGCGAGCGCGCTCACTTATAGCAGCCTCTTGCTCAACAGTCGCTCGACGGAGCACCGCCTGAGATGCGCCAAGCTCATCTTTTGCCAGTTGCCTTTCAGCGGCTGCCTGCTGTGCAGATGCAACGGTGTTCTTAACTTTTTCAGCGGTAGCCATTGCCAGCGCAGCAGCATATCGCCCCCCCATCAATACGCTTGCCACCATGAGGGCATTGCTTAGCGCGCCAAGATTTTCTGAGGCGGTAATAATGGAGTTACTAAACACAGCAGCAAAGGATTTCACCGTCGAGTTTTCACCAAAGAATTTGGTGATGTTATTTCCCGCGACCTGAAGCGCCTGGCTGATCGTAGTGGTCGTGTTGGCAAATTCTTTTCCAATCACCGCACCTTGAGAAAGGAGACCATTAACGACGACATCCGTCGTCAGTTTCCCCTGCGCAGCCATGTTCCGCATTTCGCCGATGCTAACGCCCATAGAGTCCGCGAGCGCGACAATCAGTCGGTTACCCTGCTCGTTTACGGAGTTGAATTCTTCACCGCGTAACGCGCCAGAGGCCAAGCCCTGAGAGAGCTGGATGATTGCGTTTTCAGCTTCTTGCGCTGTTGCACCAGATACGACGAACCCCTGATTAATGATTGTCGTCAGCTTTGCTAAATCGCCGGCGCTGGTTCCATATTGCCGGGTAGCCCTTTCCAGGCGAGCGTATAGCGAAGCGGTAGCGTCAAGGCTTCCCCTGGTTTGCTGGGTAATATCAAAGACGCGCTGTGTTACATCGGCCAGTTGTTCGCTTGGACGCAGTGAGTTTGATAGCTTGTTATTAACTGTGGCCCAAGCGTCTGCATATTCAGCAATTTGCTTAACCGAGAGCGCCGCGCCAAGCGCAACAGCAACGCGGGAAAGGCTAAGCATCGAACTTTCGGTGGTATCAATGGATTTCGTGGTTTTATCAAAACCACGCTCCATCATGTCAAGGCGCTGATTTACTCGCTGCTGGGCCACAAGAAGACCCCGCACATCCATCTCAATGTCGTAATAAATGCCGCCAGCGTTCTCTGTCATGCCTTTCTCCGGGCAATAAAAAACCCCGCCGGAGCGAGGTTTGTGATTTGGTGGTTCCAGAAAGATAAAGACGCCTGATGGTAAGCTATTCTTTGCTCATTGAACCAATGTAATCAATAACTTCAACGAACTCATCACATTGTTTCTTCTGCTCTGAATTCAATGATGACTTATTTAGTTGACATAACGTACCTGCAGTTGACACGCTCTCAACTGCAATTATCATTTTTTTTGCAAGTATTACGCATTCATCATACTTTGGATGGCCCACGCAAAGATTGCTTGGCGCATTTTTTAAATTCTTGACCATCTCCGACTCTGCGCCAACATACCCAGATAAAAATAGCAATAATATAATTATATATCGACTCATTTCACGATGCCTTTACTTGTAAGATGATTGAGTAACGATCTTTTTCCCATCCGGCTCAGAGCAGGAAACCATAATCACTCCATCGTTAGTCCATAGCTTCACGACGTATAGAACATTCGTATTGACAATTTCTTTTGCAGGGTAGTTGCCTAAAATCTGGCTATAGATGCTGTAGGCGTTCTCTTTGCAACTATCGAAATCTACAACTTCTACACTTTTCGTAACCGGAGACTCTTGCTCAGGATACTGACCAGATGCATCCATAGCGTTAAGCTGTTCTTTTGTATAAGTTGTTGATGCTGACGCGCTGAATGCTATTAAAAGTGAAGCGAGTATCAATAAGTTCTTCATATCCCTATCCCCATTAACGTTTTCTTACATCATAGGGGACTGGTTGTGCAATGGAAAGCAAGAAACCCGCAGTTAAGCGGGTTCGTGATCCTGACTGACGTCAAATTGACAGAAGGTATTTAACTCGCCCGTCGCCAACTACTCTGATTCTCTGCTTTCCCTTACCAAGCATGATCCGCATAGTTTCGACCTCAATTCGTGGCCCGACCATATCGAAGCCCATTTTCTCAAGCGTCTCAATCAGGAACAGTGCAGGTGATTTGGTGTCTTCGCCGTACATCATCGGCGGCGTCAAGGTTAAGTCATGCCATACCTTATGCCCCGGATAGCGCTCAAGGTTGCCAACCCGCATCGGGAAATTGTTGCTATACCACCATTCCATTGTGATGTCCGGGAGGTTCAATTTCGGTGCCGGTAACTCTTCCTGCTTACCGAGGAACTCCCCCTCAAGAGCAACGCGATGAACATACTCAATGGCATCAGGAATCTGAGTCGCCTCTAAATCCTCAATGCTCTCCACGTTAAAGCGCTGATGGATCATGGCGTAAGCTTCCGGGTACATCATATGCCTTTTGCTTACCAGCATATTAACTGCATCCCGCAGCGGCGTTCTTTCATCGACGGTTGTCTTTTTGCGCGGGTTTTCTGCCTTCCCCTTCGCCCAATAATCGTGAAGCACAGTGAAGCACTCTTCTTGGTACTGGATCAGCTTATCTCGGATGTCGGAACGAACTTTCTCAGGGTTGATGCTGAACAGCCAACCGTTAAGCTTCTTCAGAGGGAGAACAAGCATCTTTTGGATGCCGCCAGCAGAAGGAATATTCATATGAATACACCCGAATTTTTCCTTAGACCTTGCCAGCTTTTGCTGCTGAGTACCCCAGCTCATGCCGAGATTTTCTACGATAGGCTTCATCGCTACATAAGCGATACCCGCTGCCATAGCAGTAAGAACCTGATGCCCGTTGAACAGTACGTAAGACGTGTTAACTGCTTCAATAATTGCTATACTTGTCATGTCAATATTTCCTTGCAGATTTGTTGATACCGAAGCCCTGACTGTTACCGCAGTTGGGGCTTCAACTTTTAAGCGACGCATCGCCCTTCTTCTTTCATCCTGTCCATGAACATCCGATAAAGTTCTTCGTTCAAAGACCTGCCGTTCTCCGCTGCAACCTGCTTAGCCAGAGCTAAAGTTTCCGCCGGCCACCGTAGGTTAAACTGCGGTAAATTTCTTGCTCCTTTCACTTTGCCTCCAAACATATCACCGTGGTCTCATTGTTAGCGTAATACCACCGTCGTATGATGTCAACAAACGGAGGGCATATGTCGCGAGAAGATCCACAATTCAATTTCAGGATGACCCCTGAGATAAAGGAAAAGGTTAAGCAAAGGGCAAAGCTTAACGGACGGTCTATAAACGCCGAACTTCTGCAAATCGTGCAAGACGCACTGGATCAGCCATCGCCAGTATCCGGTTACCGCGACGACGCCGAGCGCCTAGCTGATCAACAGGCAGAGCAGTTTAAGAAGGTCGTATTCGATACGCTTAAAGGTATCTACAGCAAGGAGAAGTAATCATGGATAAGTTCTCCTCAAAGATTGCCAGAATTTCCGGCATGACCAACAAGGAAATCATCGATCTGCACCTCGCCATGCAGGAGGAGATCAAGAAGCAGTATAAATTGAGAGCTAACCCGAAGAACTTGCAGAACGCCATTTCTCTTTGTGAAAAATGCGTCGCTATATCAGGAATCGTCATCGAGGCTATGAAGAAAAAGCACCGCGCCGAATGTGACGAGTATGCTCGCCTCGTTGGCCGCTTATCTCCTAATTCAAATTTTTATTACCCCAACCACGCAGCAGCACATCAACTGTGCATCATCCTCAAGAAGCAAGGGAATACCAATCAAATAGCCTACATCGAAGATAAAATGATTCGCGAAGGCTGGGGTAGCGGAAAGAGTGTGGATTTACTCGATCTTTAAGCCCACCTGAGTGGGCTATTTGCCTTTCTGTTCTGCTCGTTTTCGTCGGCGTTCTTCGCGCTGCTCTTCGCGTTGCATATCGTCGAACACCTTCATGATCGCTTTCATCATCATGAAATTGACGAAGTGGTGATTAACGCAGCCGTGAATGCGTAGCTGCTCGGTGAATTCCTCCGCAGACCGCAGCGCCTCTATCATGTTCTTCTCGCCTTTCATGAACTCCGAGAAGTCGCGCCCCGCTCTGGAGGCGCACTCAACGATTCGGTTATTCATGGTCAAGCCGCCGCATACAGCAGCTTCATCTGCCCCTTAACGGGAAATGCAGCCATGCAACGGGCTTCGAAGTCCTTCTGGTCAATGCTGCAACTGGCGATGTTGGTAACGGCGATCATTTGTTGCTCGACCTTATCCAGCGCATCAGGCTTGAGGTGCTGGTGAATCTTCTCTCTGCTGTCGCCCGCTGCTTGTTTTGCTGCCTGATAGACATAATCGGGAAGTGCGACACCGTACACCCATCGAGCGGTGATCTGACCGAACAGCGCCGGGCAACCACCGACATGACCAAAGTAAGGAAGGCCGGACATTTTCGACAGCGCCTGGTAGAACGGGTCTTTAAATCGTTTTTCCCAAGAGGTGGGTTGCTGACAGACCATCAGGCCGACAATTTGATCTTCAGTGAGCTGGAAGTTTTTACTCAGTAGCAGATTTTTAATGTGTCGGTCACAGGCGCGGGCGAATTTGACAGACAGCCAGCGGGCGAATTCCACCGCTAACTCCGGATGAAGCCAGGTCCCGCCGTTTCGCCCTTTCTCCACTCTGACTAAAAGGGGAGAAAAATCCTCTTTTACGCTGGAGCCAGCAATTCCAAGCTCTTCAGCCAATTCGGCGATGTAAATTTTTGTCGCCTCAGTCTTTAGCCAGTCCTTCGGAAGCTTGCCGTGATGCTTTGCAGCAACTGTGGCGTTGAACCAGCAATCTGCCGTAAAAGGGAATGAACGGTCATCGTAATTCATAGGGATGATATTAGACATATCGGTATTACCTTTTAGTGATGAACCTTGTCGCACAGGAAACCGGCCCACAGAAGGCACCGACAGCCGCCGGCATCCTCAAGGGTCATCCTGAAAGGTTCTGTGTTGAATGCGCGTGCGAGGCGCGATTGACGTGACGCTGCAATAGCCATTCACGAACAGTCAGATATAAAAAAGCCCCGCGTTTGCGAGGCTGATATTCGGTTAGTACTGAGGTTAATTCTTCGTGCGGGTTGTCCTGGACTGCTCCTGCTGCATCATCGCCTGCCACCGGCGATCGTCCTCATCCATTACCTGATCGTACTCGTCCCTCGTAAACCCTTTCTGGTTCGGGTATTTCGCGTTGAGCAGTAATGCAAATTCCGTCATCGTCAGGTTTTCGGCCTCATCCCGGCTTATGCCGAAATGGTTGCGGGCCGCCATGATGTAATCGGCAGCGCGGAATTCCGAGGTAGTTTCGTTGCTTTCATGGCGCTGCAGCTGGCGAATCTTCGCCTTGCCAACGATGCCGTGCATCATCAGGTTTTGCGCGACGATGACCATGCTCTCCGGAGGCATGCTGCCAGGGCGCCAGACAAAACCACGCTTGCGTGATTTACCCGGTTTCATCCAGCCAACCAGATCGCCAATATCGTCATCGCAGCAGGCCGTGAGCACCGTATGCGCCGCCATGATGGCTTTGCGGGTCATTAGCCCACTTTGGATATATCGCAGCACACAATCCGGTAGGCGGCTGTACTCGTCGCGGATATAAGCCTCTGCTGCGCGCTGCACTAATGGCGTCGCCTCATCGTTGCACAGCTCATAGAACGTCTGAACGATTTCGGCAGGCTCACCGATACGCGCCATGTTGCGGAATGACGGCCGGAAAAAGAATTCCCGGTCATCGGCACCGATAACGCATTCGCCTAATTCTTTAATGGGGGTCATAGTCGCTCCATAAACAGTATCAAGGGCGCCGGGACGCCCTTTGTACTATTCACGATGTTGTTAGCTGATCGTGACCGTGCACGCCACCGAGGTAATTTTTACCGGCGTCGCTGAGGAGTCGGTGACCTCACAGGTGTAAACTCCGGCGTCACCAGATACGGCGCTCGCTTTGTTAAACGTTGCCGTGGTTTGACCGCTGACGACAGAGCCGTCTTTTTTCCACACGTAGGTGTATGGAGACGTGCCGCCTTCAACCACCACTGGCATGTTAAGAGCGGAGCCGGTAGCAACGGATTTGGTCGCCGTCAGGTTCGTAGTGAATGCCAGCGCCGGCGGAGCAACTTCAAATACCACGGTATCCGCGTCGGCAACTTTCCACTCACCGGAGAAGGTCGAAATATCGGAAGTGCCGAAGTCGCCAGACCATGAGGTAGTGTTGAAATACCCCATGATGTAGGTGCCGGCGTCTTCGCCAGTAAAGTCGAAGCGGACCCAGATCGTCGGCTGGCGGCCCGCCTGCACTTCATCGAAAATATATTTCGAGATAGCGATGGCGCCGATTTCAGTCGTTTTATCTTTTTTGCGGAACTCACCTTCCCCGGAGATGGTGAAGTCCATGTTGTTGACCAGGTTCTCAACTAGCCCTTTCGTATCGTCTGCCTCAGAGCTGACGGTATTCATGGAGTAGTCGAAACCTTTCGTGGTTAGCGCGCCCAGGCGTTTCCATTCGGAAAGGGCCGGAACGGTATCAGCACAGCCCATAGCCGCGCGGAGCACCGCCACTTTGCCGATCAGCTTGCCGGTATCATTAGCACAGCCTTGCATGTGTACCTCTCAAATAAAAAAGGCCGCCAGATGGCAGCCTGTTAGTGATTCTGGCGATTATTCGCCGTATGTGCATGAGACGAGCAGCCGGGTTACTAACCGGCCCTCTTCGGTGGATATTGGCGCCGGAACATTGCCGACAAGACTCAGCGCGCCTACGCAGTCATCCGCGCCAGATTGTGCACTGATGTATTCGACGATGGCGTTAACCGCGGCGTCAGCAGCGTCAGGATTCGATTTCGATGAAACGACATCGACCATCACATACCAGTCACCGCCGCGGTCGTACTCGATATTGGTACCGCCAGAAGGTCGAAATACGATGAACTGATCGGCATCCTTGCCGGTGTCGCGCCATTGCCGCCACTGCACCTTAAACCCGGAAGTTAGCCCTTCGTCTACAAACAGGTCCCTCAGGCGCATATACATCGCAGGTGTCATAGCGAAAGCTCCTTTTTAACCGCGGCATCAATCTGGCTGCGGGTATCCTCGAAGCCCTTCGTTAAGAACTCTTTCTGCGCCGATGCGCGCCGGAAAGTTTGCTTCACTTCCGGGTCGTGAACAAACACCGCATAAGACGCCGTGTAGCCAACGCGCCCGGTCACCCGCACACCATTAGCAGTGATTTCCCGGAACTGGCTATTGATGAGCGTCGACGTATCGATCGGGGTGTAAAGTGATGCCTGAGCACTACCGATGAGCATCGCCGACTGCAACGCGCGCACAACTTTTCGCCCCTGCACATCCTTAATGATGCGGTCGAGATTGGCCTTAGCCTGGCGGATACCGCGAACTTTAGCGCCCATGATCAGACTCCAGACGTAAAAAAGGCCGCCGTAGCGACCTTGTTTTGTGAATTATTGGGCTCGCCCATGGTTTTCATGGTAGCCATACTTAAATTCTGCTGACTTTCTTGCAGCAACAGCATCAATCAGGCTCTCATAATATCCGAGGTGAATCTGCCCACCTGCATGGTTAATCGAAGCAACCCAACGATTATCCCTTAAACGCCAATGTACCCCGCAAACGCCAGAGATATTATTTTTATGCCTTGCCGAATTCCTTCCATTACCAACCCTGTCGACATCCCTTAAATTAATTAGGCGATTATCGTTTCTGACACCATTGATGTGGTCAATGAAGCCCTCTGGATAGGCTCTGTAAGATAGCGCCCAAGCTATACGATGAGCCTTCATAAGCCTACCTTGAATACCAATCTCTAAATATCCATTGATGTTCAAGCAACCTGCTTCTTTCCCGCAAAATCTAGAGTGCCAAGTATTGAATACCCTTTCGGTTGAAAAATGAATCCTTGGTCTAGGTTTCCAGGTAATAATTCCAGTTTTTGGGTTATAACTGAAACATTGATGTAAAAAATCGATATCAGGGTCATTAGCCATAACAAACCTCACAGTAGGTTTCACAGAGAGAGGTGCGCGGCAACAGAGTCTGTGTTCTCTGCTTTCGACTGGCCGGTCTAGCCGCGCCATTACATTTTATCACGCGCCGGTGATAATCGCATAATCGTCCGCCAGACGCTCGAACGTATCGGCGAACTGAACAATCTGGCGTATCTCGTCGGCCTCATCCGGCGGCGAATTAGCTGAAGATGCACCAATCAGGATGTAGTCACCCTCCCGCGCCGTTGCGTGCTCGGTCCATATCGTGTTTTTAACCACGATTTCCCGGCCGAGGTCACCGATTTTTGCAGAGAGGCCGCCCTGGTAGTCGCAGAGAATGGCGATCGGCGCTTCCCATCCGTACGGCTGACCTCCGCCGTCGGTATCACTACCGTCGGCATCGCGTATGCGCCGCCAGATTGTCGCTGTTGCAGTGTATGACCAATTAGCAACGCTAGACATCGCTCACTCCTCAAAGCTCTGGTAGCAGCACCGTCATGCCTGCCATGCTGTGTGTGCAGTCATTCAGATATTGAATCTGCCCGTCGGTCACAAATGAATGGCAAGTGAACGGCTTGTCTTTCGTGGCGTCATCAAATTGTTCTGGGTCATCACTGGGCATGAAGCCAGTAACCAAAACGCTGGGAGTAAGCGTCGGCTTATCCAAGCTTCCATTCCAGCCCCATCGAGGGCCTTCGCCATTGCCAACCTGCACTACATGGCGACTGCCGCATCCAGGACACATGAACGACAATCGGTTATCGCTCGCCTTCCTCACTCGCTCAGTCATCTTTCCACCTCAACACCTTTGCGCCTGTAGCCTGTATGCGAGGGCAGTTAATCATCCACTGCCCGGCACCGTTAACGTATGCCGTCGTTTGCTGCCCGGTATCAGTCATGACCCACACCCGGGTGAACGTGCGCGGCAGCCGCTGCTGTACTGAAATCCAGGCCATCAGCAGCCGCCGACGACCAGAAACAGGCCCACGCTGTTACCGGCGCTTATAGGCAACTCACTGGTGCAGCCGCTGGTATCTAGTTTCGCCAGCGAGTCACGCAACCAGGTAACCCCGTCTTCGCCGTAGTCGAATGAGCGCGACGCCCCTGATGGCGCCCCCTGCGATTTTATTCGCCGGGCACCGGAAGAAGTCGCCATGAGCGCGGCGGCATACATCAGGATGAGCTTTGCGGTGCATTCGTCATATCCCGCACCATCGAGGCACGGGATAATTTTGTTCACTACGCAGAGAATCGGATCGAGCAGCGCGCCGGGAATGGCGTAACCCAACTCACCGAGGAACGCCTGCACGTCTGCCGCTGTGATTGGGTCAGCCATGGTTATTTCGCCTTCTTCGATTTGCTGGCAGATTCATCTTGCTGCTCTGCCTGCTCTGCCTGCTCTGCCTGCTCTGCCTGCTCTGCAGCATTGTCGCCGGGGGTGGCTACTTCCAGCGTTTGATCTTCCACTTCGCCCACTACCGACACGCGACCAGCAAAAGCCGCCGGAATGTCTGCCGCGACGAACTCATGACCTACTGGCAACTGTTGGAAGACGCCATCAATCATGCCCCAGCAGCCTGTTTTCTCGACCTTTAACGTTTTCATGCTTTCTCCCGAAGAAAAGGGGCCGAAGCCCCTTAACCCTGTGCGTTGAACACTTTCGAACGACCGTTGAAGTCGCGCTTAATCTGCAGACCGACAGCGCTCCAGACCAGAGAGTTGTAGTTGTCGAACGGATTTTGACGCGGGATCATGAAGGTGCCCACCGGTGCGGCGATACGCGTTTTGATGTACTGCGAGTTGCGTACATACGCGATGAAGTGGTTACCGGTCAGCTTAAAGGTCTGGTTGAACGACTCGATGCGACCATAGCGCAGGATGTATTCCAGCACGGTGCCTTCTTTGAAGCCCGCGGCATCGGAGTACGGTCTGTTCAGGTTACGCATGATATCCGGAGATGCCCATGCCTTTACCTTTTCCTGCACATAGTTATCGTCCAGCAGTTTAGCGAATGGACCAGTGAAGAAAGCGACAGTTTCGTCAGGTGTAGCGGTCGTCAGGTCGATGTTAAGACCGGACGCGCTCAGGTCTACCTGGTTGGTATTGGCGTGGTTGGTGATACCTGCACCGACATAGCCCTTAACCTTCACTTTCTCGTCACCCGACAACATGTAGTCAGCCATGTCTTCACGGATCGCTGCTACATGGGCTTCCTGGTCATCGGCCATCGCGTCCAGGTTTTCCGACTGCATGCCGTTCCACTCGCGCCACTCACGGCCATAGCCGGTGTTGAAGATAGGGATCGGGTCACCGGCTTCGTCGTAGATGACTTTGTCCAGCTCTTCCGGCACATGACCGGTCAGGGTGCGATGCACCTTGCCGGCGTCGCTGGAAACGCGGTAAAGAGCAGCCGTCTTACCGATAGAGATCGGCGTGCCAAGCCCCAGCAGGTCATCCAGCAGGCCGTTACCTTCATCATTGCGGAATACACGGGTGGTAATGTTGTCCACTTCCCGCCAGTAGTCTTTGGAGATCAGCGCAGCCTGGTTAACTTCCAGCGCGCCACCGTACTGAGCGGTGATGGTGTTCTGATTGACGTTGAAAGCCTCACGCTGCATCAGCAACTGATTCCACGCCTTCTTGATCTGGTTATGTTCGGTAACCAGCTTTTTGTTAAATACGATCATGCTCATGCGGTAGCTTTCCCTGATTTGCGGACTTTCACGAGCTGGGCTTCCGCACCAACAGTGATTTTCTCGCGTGAGTAGAACAAAACTACGTCGGTAGTCGGCGCAGCAGATTTCTGGAGCGTGCCATCACCGGCTGACACAAGGCCTTCATTCTCAAGCAGCACCTGAGAAGCCTTGACCAGCATGTGGTAATCGACATCGTCTTCGCACATGATTGCCGCGCCAGTGTCACCAGCTGGTACAGCGTCGCGGATATCACCGCCACCGATGTAGTTGTGCTGGAGAGCGAGGGCAACGCCTGCCCCGCCGGCTGTAGCATGCACGGCCAGTTTCCCGGTGCTGTCCAGCATCACCAGGGAACCAGGCTTCACAGTGGCCGCCATGATGGCTTCGATGACCTGCGGGTCATTTTTACGGGCCGGGCCCGCGATTACTGTATGGAAACGAGGTGCAAGAGCCATTATTCAGGTGCCTCCATGTTAAGGATTTCGCTCTGAGCGCCATTACCCTGAAACGCAGGGTTAAGACCGGTACTGGTCTGGCACTGCGAGTACATGTCGTTCAGTGCATCACCAGCCAGCGAGTTGATCGCCGCTTCAGTCATGAACGGGAATTTCGCCTTTACCGCTTCACGCTTAGTTTTGAGGTCTTTCTCAGCGTTAGCCAGCAGTTGGTTTTTCAGCGTGCCGATTTCTTCAGTCAGCGGCTTCAGCGCCAGATTGACCGCCGCGGTAATCGCTTCGGAGTTAATCTGAGCCTGACCAGGGTCGCCGCCACCGTCTTTCTTCTGCATCTGTTGGTTGTAGGCATCCCAGACCTGATCGTCGGTCAGCCCCTCGGTTTTTACGCCTGCGGCATTGAGCGCGGCGATCATCTTCTCTTTCATCGGGTTAATTTCTCCGTTGGTTTTGACTTCGTACTCAGTGGGTTTGCGCACGACTTCTACTGGATCGCCGACAAGCGTTACGACTTTGTCGGAGATGAGGTATTTCTGGTCGAGGAGTTTCGGTTTAGCGCCATCGCCGTCTTCTTCGTAGACGAAATGGTCAGGCCAGACGCTGACGACGTAGCGCCACTTTTTGTCGTCCTGCTTAATGGCCATTCGCAACGCCTGGTAGATATCGTCGAATGACATTTCGGAAGCGTTGCTGAAGAAGAATTTGGCTTTATTCCAGAGGCCGTCTTTCATGCTGTTCGCCGCTTCAATGAGGCTGGCGGTTTCCACTTCACCTTCCTGCCCGTCGGCGTTCACGAACATGCCTACACCCTCTGCTGGGGTACCGGCGCCCGGTTCATCGAGCAGGATAGCGATGTGGTCGAACTGCATGTTCCGAGCAATCCACGAATGCTTCTTGCCCTTCGACTCACCGGACTTTTTCTCTTTGTTGGTGAGCAGTCCGGTAGAAAGGTGGATCGGGTCGGTGTTTGTGCCAGCGATCATCTCATCAAGGCGATTAATCAGGCGCATACCGTCAGGCTTTGTCTCGGCGACCGCCTTATTGATATAAACGTCCATGACGACCTGGTCGCCTGACTTGCTGACGTTCTGCGCCCATGCTCCGACGTGATAGCTGTTAATGGCCCTCGGGTCATTGGCGCTGACATACTTGCCATCTACCATCGGGTGCGGGAGAGGCATCAGCTTGCCTTCCATCGTCTGGTAGCTGTTGTTAATCTCCTCCGCCGGGTACAGGCCGCCATTCATCACAATGTCATCGACGATCGGAACCGCACCACGAATGACGTAGTGTTCCTGGCCGTTGATGGTGGTTGTTGAGATGTTGGAGGCGTTGATGGCGAGGGATTTAACGTGGATGCTGGATAGCTTCACGTTTCGTCCTCATTGGTGGATTTCAGGCAATAAAAAAGGCCGCCTTAGCGACCTTGATAGTGGTATTCGAAATTGTGAGGTTTATCTGTTAAGTAAGTGGGCTCTAAAACATAAAGAAGCTGGTCAAGAGGAAGGTTCTTTGCAGGCTGCAAAAAATCATCTACAAAAAGCTCCTTAGAGCCACCAGGAATGGGAAACCAAAGTTCGCGCTGCTCTGGCAATCCTCTTGACTCCTTCACGTCAATCACCCAACCATTGCATGGTCCGCCAACAAGCATCACCTTCATAATAAACTCCGTTAGTTTACGGTCAGATCATATTTTTCAGGCGATGACTACCCCCCCCTTTCCAGGAGCCAGCCTAGCCATTGATGATTATACATTAAGCTGCTTCAGCTTTCGTCCACTGCTTCCGCTCTTTAACCAGCTTATCAGCCAGACCTTCGTTGAAAATGCTACCGTCGTCGTTGATCAGCACCGGTATCTGGCTGCAATAGCAGTTGTACCTGTTACCGTTCTCGGCGTAGAAGTCCCGCACCTGCTCAGTGGTGTATACCTTTCCATGACGGCTGGCGTGCCAGGTGCGCGTCGTTGGCTTGAGCGCTGACAGCCACAACAAGCCAGTATTCAGCCCAAGCCGATCCGCCGCCCAGTCCGTTTCGTTCCATTGAGCCTGGCGCAGCGCTCCGACCTGCTCAGTCTGGGCCATGTTCTTGGCGCGACTCATTGAGACATCGAGGCGCTTGCTTATCACCTGCGCCGTCTCGCGTGGATTCACTCCCCGGCCAATCGCATCGGCAATGACGTTTGCGAGATCACCGCGAGCCCGGTCCGTTTCCAGCTTCCAGTCGCTGTATGTGCTGATGTAAGCAGCGGCGATCTGGTTCTGGTAAGCGGGGCTGGACAGCAGCGTCTGTAGCGTTGTCTGGCTGGCGTAGACCGGAGACTGCTGAGACAGGTTGTTGAACGCTTCCAGCGTGCCTCGCTGCGCCTCTTTGGTGACATAGTCCATAGCCCAGAGGTTTTGCTCTCCACCTTCCAGCAGGTAATCGTCCAGGATGGTCTGTACGATGCCCAGCAGGTCGGCCAATTCCTGCGGCGACATGTCGTAGATGAACCGCCCGGCATTGACCTGGTAGAGCGTCTGATCTTCGCCGTTAACGTGGCACAGGAAGTGCCATTTGTGGCTGTTAGACTCACGTTCTCGCCCGGTAAGGCGCTGGTCGAAGAGAGCCTTCAGTGCAACCTTTATCGCGTAGTAACGGTCCTCGATGTCGCGCTCCATCTTACTGACTGCTTTGCGCGACATCGTGGGGTCAACTTTCGACCGTGGTATCACCGGACTTTTCGGATTCTGGTTCTGGGTCGGCCAGAGGATCAGGTTTTGGTTTGCGGTCATCAGGCGGCATCTCATCATCAAGTTCAGGCAATGGCTGGAGTTCGCCTGCCGCGCGGATTTCGTTCTCAGTGATAGCAGAACGACCAAATGCATTCGTCGACTTCACGGCAACGTCCGCGAGCTTGTCCATGTTGGCAATCTTCTCTGCCTGGCTCGGCGCCAGCAGATCTGACCATCCGACAGAGATTTCCTCGGCCTGCGCGGGAGGGACTATGCCAAGTTTCCAGAAGCGCGAAACCACATCGGTGATCACGTCGGTAAGGAACCCCTTACGACGACTCATCCTTGTGCGCCCCCAGCCTTTCGCATCTTCTGTGCTGGCTCGTTCGCCAGTCTGCATGCCGATCAGCTCTTTGACTGGGATTGGAACGGTAGCGCAGAACTCGCATAGCGCAGTTCGCCATGTAGGCTCAGGGTCTGCAGCGGCCACACTCAACACTTCGGCGGTACCAGCCTGCATGAAGCTCGCGCTATCGGTGCTGTCGTTCAGCCGGCGAACCTGCTGATCCAATGCTTCGGCAAGTTGCCCTTCAGGAACGCCGAGCGCTTTCGCCAGAGCTGAGAAGTTTGTTTTCTCGCTGAATGAATAGTTGAGCTGCCGGCTGGCGTTCTTCAGGAAACCCTCGGAAGCCCCGCCGCTCACCTTCTCGATATCAAGCAGCTTGTTGAACCCCGCCTCAAGCAATGACTTACCTGATGTCATCACGCCATCGTCAGAGCCTTCAGCCAGGATAATGACGCGGTCCGGGTGGACATTGACGATCCGGCCAGGCCGCGCATCGAAGTTCCCATCGACGGGCAGCTCGGTGAACGAATACATGGTAACTTCGCCGAAGGTTTCGCTTTCCGGGTTATCGTCCCAGTTAATTGGATCAATTTGCGCCTCCCAGACAGGGATCAGCTTAACGAGCGCCTTTTCCTGGATGCGACCAACCACGGCTGTATCGACCGGTTCCCACCAGTTTTTGCTGTCCTTAATTTGAAGCAGCAGCGCCGAATACCGGCCTACAAGATTGCGTCGGTCTGCACCTTTAATCTGCTCCCAGCAACGCTTTAGAAGCTTGTTAACACGCTTATCCCATGTTGTTTGCTTCGATGCATCCTTCGTCTGGTCCCCTTCATATACCTCCGGGTAGTCCTCCCAGCATCCGTCGACCATGCGAGTGACGGCGGCGCCGGCTACCGCATTTCGCCGATAGGCCCGGAAGAAATCTTCAAACGTTAAATGCTGCGGGTAGCCAAACTCTTGATAAAGTCGCTGGCGTTTTGTGTTGCTGGTCCCGTTAAAGAGCATCGACAGATTTTTACTGCGTTCTCGCTCAATGCTGGCGTTACTGGCGCGCTGTTGTTTCATTTCGCTTTCGGTCACGATGTCCTCCGTCAGCGCGAACGCACCAACATGCCGGTTATTTTTTGTGGTGAGTGAAGTACGCGGTAACGAGTGCCATCCCAGTCGTGATCTTCCTGCTGGGTGTCTACGTCGTCAGGATTTTTATCGTCGCGGACAAGCACAGGGATACGGCTAATCCAGCCTCGGCAGTAGTCGAAAACGTAGAAGGCTGGCTTCTCAGGCACGCCTGATTCCAACCTCTTACCTTCGATTACAGCTTCCAGCATGTCAGCAAATATCGATGCGCCATTGATGCGAGAGCCTGGCTTTTTATCGGCAGCAAGCCATTCAACGCCTTGACGTTCCATCTTCTGAGCGATCGATAACTCGTTATCCCCGGTGTTGAATATCGCGCCGTCAGCCGGCCCAGGAATAACCTCGCTGCAGATGCCAGGCATAATGTGCAACTGGCCTTGCGTAACCCCGTCGAGTTGAATCTCTTCCGGCTCGTCTGCATCTTCGCCCACCAGGCGCTTATCAATCCACGCTACGCCTTTAGCGACGTTCGTGGACGACATGTTCAAGCCTTTGTTCAACTCGTCAGGCGGGCAGCCATACCATTCGCCAATCAGAATTAGTGAACCGGCAGGCGGGCAGAACTGCCTGCCATCAGGTAACTCAGCTGCAGTGCCATCAGCCTGCGCCCACCACAGGTTGGCGAACGGCTTCGACTCGCCCCAGTCGTGAGAGCGGTCAACGGTCCAGCTTTCCGGTATGCGGAACGGCTTAATGACGTGGAGCGCCTCATTCCATAGATGGTCGAAACGGCCGCCACTGGTGACGTCCCATGAACCTTCTACCCACGCTTTACGCCGGTTAGGGTCTTTGATAGCCATCAGCGTCGCGATGTACTGCGGATCAAGATACGGGTTCTCTTTGAACGAGCCGTGGATTGCGACGCGGGTAAGCGTCACATCTTCTTCTTTCTCCGTCTGCGGGTTAAAGACCCGCTGTGTTTCACGAATAATGGTGCCGCGAGGAGCCGGCTCTATGAAGCGTTTCTTCACCCACGTATGGCCGATGCCAAATGGGTTGGTCGTGCTGAACGTTTCAAGCGGGATGGGCCTAAGCAGAGAGCCGTTAGCAAGCGGGTAGTTCTCAGGTCGGAACGATGAGCGCCGGCAGGAGAACATCATTTCGTAGAACTCGGCAGACTGCTGCTTTGTCAGCTCGTTGAAGCCAATGAACGGAAATTCCTGCCCGTGATAGTCCCAGTAGTCGCTCTCTTCTTTCCCGAAGCGGAAGAGCAGCTCTTCGCCCGTAGGCCATACCCAGCGCAATTCCGAGGCTGAAGCTAGATATCGTGCGCCATCATTGAACAGGCGATACATACGCTTTGACTGCGTAATGATATCGGTGAGGTTTTTATACTCGGTATCGAAAATCACCCCACGCCAGAACGAGCCGTAGCCCAGACCGACGAGACGACGGAAACGCGCCAGTTGCGCGGCAGTTTTACCCGGTCCGCGTGTTCCCTCGTAGAGGATTTCGTTACACGGGCAACTCAGGGAGAGCGATTGCGATCCCGGTAAAGGTTTCCAGACGGCTTTGTAATTCATCCACCCAATACCTCGCCCTGCTGCTTCTGCGCCGTTTTTTCCCAGTCTTCAACGTTATCGCAGGACGGGACCGGCATAACATTATGGGTGGCAACAACGCTTTGCTCAACCTTCTGTTTGTTGGTGTAGACATCCCCAACCTCTTTGGCAGCCTGCTCCAGCAATTGCGCCGTCATGCCCATGTTTTTCATTTTTTCGGCGTCCGTGGACATTCGCTGCAGGACGCGCAGGCGATAGGCCTTGTTGGCGATCGGTATATCGGAAATTTCATTGAGGAAGCGGTCACGGGTGGTGTTGAACATGTCGACCCATTTTTTCGCCAGCGTCTTGCCGCTGACCTTCGTTGGGTCATGGGATTCAGCCTGCTGGCGGGTTATTTTGATACCAAATTCTTTCTGGACAGCCTCCACCACCTGCGAAGGGCTATCAAAGCATGCAAGCATTTGAATGATGAAGGCTTTCACATCTGATTTTAGTGCAGCCATTCCTCACCATCCGTCTAATACAGTCCAATATTTAAGCCAGCCTCAGCATGCACGTTCCGCACGCCCTGGCAACATCGATATGAGCAACCTCCGCCGGCCTGTTAGCCGCATCAACCATTTCCTGCACGTCTTTGCTGGCACCGTAACGCCTGACCACTCCTACGAATTCCTCGACGTCATGGCCGCGAAGTTTGAGCACCGGCATACCGGTCTCTTTGTTGAACTTCGGAGCGCCATAGTCATCGGTAGCCTGGGCGATGTGGTAAAGCTCATGCTCAACCAGTGCGCAGAACTCCAGATCGTTACATTGCTCGCAGTAGTCGGCAGCCAGGGTGATGATGAACTTCGGTATGCGACCGAACCATTCATGCATCTGCTGTTCCATGCGGGACTTCTGCCAGCCCCCGGCGCGCATCATTACCTGCTCACACTGACCGAGCACAATGCGGCCACTTTTGGCGAATGAGCCAGAGGCCCACATGAAAGCAATGTCGGCATCAGCTAAGGCGTTAACGAGATGCTCGTGGTCAGGGTTATAGATTCGACCTTCATCAGAGAGGATGTGCTGATTTACCCACTCTCCGATTTCAGAGGCCGGGATGAGCCGAGTGTACGGTAGCCAGTTTTCGCCAATGAAGTTGACTGGAGGGAATGGTCGGCGGTCTTCAACTTCAGCCATACAGAACATTCCTCTGGGTTGTTCGGATACTTACCGGGGAATTGTTTAACCGGCAACTCATGAAACTTACATAAAACTCTGTCAATGGCGCTTTACTGACACCATTTGCAGAATTTTATAAATAACCATTCTACTGCCAGGCTCGTTGTTTCTCAGCTTGCCGGATGTCGGCTTTATCCCGGTTGCACTGGCCCAGCGCCGATAGCAGTCCTACGCCAAAACACAGGTGTACTCCTCCGCAATATGGTCCGGGTTGCGAAATGATTAAACATATTTAGATACACGATGTATTGTTTAGTCATTAGCTGTCCATTCAGCGCCCCGTTTACTTTTGGATATCCTCTTCGGGGTTTTTTATCACGCCGACCTCGCCATGCAGGAACGGCAATATGGCCCTGCTACTGGCTCACAGCCCGGTAATAGGCCTGCCAGCGGTATTTATCTAACCGCAGTTGGCGCAGACACTGAGCTGTTTCGACATCTGACTGCAGGTCTTCGTCGGTATCCTTCCCTGCGTCACTTGCTTTGCACGGCGGGTTCATCAAATCCGGGGATGGCGTTGGCAGCGTCGATGGCACGCTGGCGCAGCTGCACAGCATCATCGTCAAACCTGCACACAGTACGATTCGGAGACTGGACATATTTCACCACGTCGCGGGTTATGGTTCGGTAGATGACCTTGCCCTCTTCTGTAGCGGCAGCGGCCTTTTGCTCTACTGGCTGGATAGCCTTTTCGGCTTTCTCTTTTTTCTTCGCCGCCAGGGCGTTGATATGGTTAGCGTGAGAATTCCAGCCAGAACGCCATGAGAAAACACAACAAAGCAGCAGGATAACCACTGCGCTGATAATGGCGGTTAAGCGGCTCATTGGTCTATTCCCCAGCACGTCAACGCGCTTTCCTGGTCTCGCCTTTCAACCTGCCCGTAGCAGCCGTTCTTCTGGCCTTTGGTCAGTCGGCAATCGCGGCCACCATCTTTAATCCACCAACGGATCGCTTCACACGCGCCTTTGCGGTCACCGGCATTGATTCGTTTGTAGAACGTAGAGGGGAAGCATTTACCAGGTCCGATGTTGTACGGACAGAATGACGCGATACCGACTTTTTGCGGTGCCGTTAGAGGAACCTTGATATTCCGGTCTACCCAAGCCAGCGCCTTGTCGCGCTCGATGGCGTTTACCTGGTCACATTTGGCCTGCGTTAACTTCATGCCCTGCGTTACAGGCTTGCCATCAACCCGGGTTGCTCCCCGGCATATCGTCCAGACGCCAGAACCATCACGGTAAGCCGTCAGGCTGTTACCCTCTTTCTCATTCAGGAACTGATCCATCAGCGTTGGCGCTGATGCGCCCGCCGCAATCAGGGCCAACATGGCCGCACTGAGTTTTGTTTTCAGGTTAGCCATCACTATTCATCCTGCGGTGGCGGGCCACCATAACCACGATCAAGGGACTGCTGATACATTTTCGTCCAGCGGCGCTTAAAGTAGAGATTGGTCAGGTAAGTCGCTACACCAATTATCACGCCACTGGCCAAGGCAATAAAATTCCAGTCAAGACCATGAAACCAGTCATAGGTCCTTGCCAGCCCTGTGCATATCAGTCCACCTGACGTGCAGTACGAGGCCGCAGAAAAGATTTTGTCAGGCATTTTCATAGTCTCCACCTCCGATAATGTTCGGGGTGCTATCTGTAGTCAGTAAAAGGGTCAGGCCCGTCAGGCTGGATTTAACAACGAAGCGTGTCGATGATGATTCCTGCGGGACCTGATAATAAAAAAGCCATGCAAATGCATGGCCTTGTGATTTGAATCCGTTATTTACAAAATGTATTCGAGACAGTATCTTTCGACTTCCGGACAAAAAAACATATACCGGGACAAAATCTAAATGTAACTGCCTTGCCTGCATGAAACCATGCGGGCTTTTTTTTGCCCAAAGAAAAAGCCCACCGAAGTGGGCCTTACAGCTATCATCATTTTTTATTAGGTGTGGTGCCGGGTGCCTCCCGGTAAGTCGCCGCCAGTCCACAGACGACTCGCAATGCGCAAAAAAACATATCAGACTGGCAATGCCCCTCCGCATAGGGGGATTCACCACACCATAAATTTAACATCTGATGAAACTCGTTTCAATGCTCTACGACGATGTGACAGGGGTACTGATGCAATGCATCTCGCGAATACCCCTGTCGTGTCGCCGGAAAGCAAAAAGCCCAAGGCGTTAACCTCGGGCTTGAATTCTTTGTGTGTCGACAATCGAAGCTATGGCGACGATATCAGATTTACATGAAATATATGCGTTTCAATCCAGTTTTGCAAGTCTGAAGTGATTAGCAAGTCTAAATGCTATATCGGCTCTTTTTAAATCATCATAGAGACCTAAATACTCCCGTTTTCCATCGATGAGAATCTGTGCCTGCCACTTTTTTGCTCTTTTGTTGTAATAAATACCCTTGCTACCTGATGTGTTATTTTTATAGATACCAGTGTTAAGAGAGTTAAGTTGGCTGGTTGCTTCTCTAAGATTGGCAATCCTGTTGTCGTCTCTTATTCTGTTTATGTGATCGATCTCTTTTTCTGGCATATATCCGTACACGTAGAGCCATGCAAGGCGATGAGCATGATAAAGTTTCCCAGAAATTTTTATTTGCACATAGCCAAGAGAATTTTTGCTTCCAGCAACGCTTCCTACAACCACCTTCTGCCTTTTCACTGCCCATGAAAACAAACCAGAAAAGGCGTCGTACTTAAGAATAGATTTAAGAGTTTCTTGGTCCATTACTTATATCCTCTCAAATCTAAATTTGTCGCCTTTTGTTGTGAACGTGATCGCGTAACCTGCAACAGGGCATCGCTATCAAGGCGCCGCAAGGTGGTTTTCATCTCCTCCCACCGCTCCGTAAACGTTTCTGACCAGTTCTTCGGGGTCACCCCTACCAGGGTGGCAAGCTTTTGGTATTCATACGTCTCCCGGCCTGCCACCTCGGCTTTGACGTCCTGCGCCGCCAGCCAGATAAGCTGACGCAGGCGATCAACCGTTTTCTTTGCGATACGCGCACCGGCCATCTTCTCGCTGAATTGCTCCCATGCCCACCGAGTGATCGTCTCCTGGTGCTCCCAGCGGATATTGTCGCTGTAGTTCCAGAGCAGCCAGGCTTTCTGATGCTCTTCCAGCGACAGCAACGCGCGGCGCCATGATGCCGTTGAATATTCGACAGGCAGCACCAGGGCGATTGCTGACCCTTTGGCGCGCGACTGCTTCCCGGGCACCGGCGGATTACTCGGCCGAACCATTCTACCTGTCGCCGGATCGACAACCTTCATCCGTTTACTGCTACGCGCTGTCGCCTCAAACATCGCGTTTTCCGCAAAGGCTACCAGTTGCCCTTTCGTCGCACCGCTCAGATCGGCGGTGGCCACTATCAGCTGCTGGCGAACATACTGGAGGTATTGAGTGTTAATCATGCTGTCTCTCCCAGGGTCTGATAGATGCGAACGAAATTTCTCAGTATGCGATAGTCAACCAGTACGGTGCCGCGGTGCCGGCAGAGGCGGAGCTTTTGCCAGCGCTCCCGGATCCGCTCGATTACGTCCTGGTTCATGCGGCCTCCCTTTGCTTGACGAGTGCGCGGCGTAACGCGCTGTAATGGCGTCTGATGCCTTCCAGTTCTTCGATGGTGTATCGGTGAGGGGTATTGTTGTTTTCGAGCGCCTCGACGCGCTCAGCGCCGATTTTCTCTACCAGGGCGATGCGGTACTGCTGCTGGTTCCCTGACATCTGCACGTTGCAGTGATGGCACTGCTTATGAATGTTGTCCTCGTTGTAGCGCAGGTGAGATGCTTTACCGCGGGAGCGGTAATGGCCCGCTTCCCACTGAACCGTGTCGAACGTGCCGCAGCTGATACACGGCAGGTCGTGGTCACGCTCGCGGATATAGTCGTTAACGACGCGCTGGGTCATGTCTTCCCAGTGCTTAAGAGGTTTCACCGCAGCTTTGCGTTTGCGCCAGGCGGCGCGCTCTTTCTTCTCTTTCGCCTGAGCCTGCTTTTCGCGCTTCTTCTCAAGCTCCTGCATGGCAAATTCAGCGCCATGCTCAGGGCAGCACCAACGATGATTTTCGAATGCTGGGGTGAATTTTGTCCGGCAGATTTTGCACCGGCGCTGAGTACGTTTAAGCATGTGGCCTCCTTGCTCTCAGGCAGAGCCACTTCTTGTCGACCAGACGGGCCGTATAGCCTTTCAGTGTCGGGATGTCGGAAGGCTTAACTTCGACTTTGCGCTGGCGGCGCGCCGGCACGCGGAAGATTTCGTTGCTGATAACGCGGGAAAGTGGAGTAGACATCAGGCCTCCTGCTTATCGCGCAGCTGCTGGTACTCGCAACCACTTGGGATAGTCAGGGCCAGGCCGAACTGGGCGCACCACATTTCAACCTTCACCAGAAAAATGTGCATTTCCCCGGTATCAAGGTCGGCAGTGTGGCGAGGCTCCCAGGTGGTGGTCTTCTCGCCGGTAATGAAGTCGGTGTAGGTTACCTCTTCGCAGCCGAGATAGGTCTTTTTGAGGTTGCGCTTAACCCACTCAGGGGTTGCGTCGGTACGTCCTGAGTTAATCAGGTATTCGCTGATTTCCGTGTACCACATGTGGCTGAGTGCGTTCTGCGACAGGCTGCGCTTCTCGCGCCACGGCTTCACCTGAAGGCGGAAGCACTGGCCAGCATCCAGTAATGGCTGAATCTGCTGGCCAATAGCCGCGAAGTTGCCGCGATGGAGTTTGATGCCGTCTACTGGAAGTGTCATACGGCCTCCTTAACGGAAACCGCAGAATGCAGAAAATCGCCGGTGACGGACGCCATCGGTGACAGGTATTGCTTTAAGGTTTTGTGCGCCATGTGTCCCCACTTGGCGCCGGGGTAAAGTTGTCAGTTGTCCAGACTGACCAGGTAATTATCGCCCTTCCCGGGGATAAAAGCAAAATGAGCATATACGATAAAACCCCTCAGGAGAGGGGTTTGATTTCAACTGGAGGCTTTGTGTTCTGCGGGGGATTTAGGCATCAGTCGTCATCCTCGTCCCAATCGTCATCTTCCTCATCCTCGTCGTCATCGCAGGAATCGAGCAGCGGATTCATGCGCCGCCCTACCTGGCAGGCGTACCCGCGGCGACCGAGGTTGTGCAGCACGCCGTAGATTTCGAACATTTCGGTTCGCTCATCACCAATATCAAGCTCACAGGCCAGCGTGTGGCATTCAGTAGCGAGCACCGATATCTTCTGCAACAGTTCGGCTTTACTCACCTTTCACCTCCTGCGGGGCGGCTGGCAGCGGCATCCAGTGGGTTATTTTGTCCTCCCACACAAAGCCAGGAATAAACTGCTCACCATTAAACAACTGCACATCGAAGTCGCGGCCATCACTAACAAGATAATCCCCGCGTTCTGGCAATTTCTCGCTTACCTGAATCCATCTATCCGTAATTACCGGAGGGTTCCCTGCGTTTGGATGCAGAGCGCGAATGCCTTCGGCCAATTCTTCCAGGGTGGAAGAATATCCGCGCTGGGCATCATTGCCGAACTCGAATGCTCCGGTGTCAGGATCAGACCATCCATGCTCGCTGTCGTATGCCTCACGCTGCTGATCTATCCATTTGGCGGCGGCTTCAATGCCATCGCGATAAAACGTCACTACCGGCGCTGGCAGCTCTTTGATGTGCAACCGTGGCTCGCCGTCTTTTGGAGCAGGCCATTCGCGCTGTTTATTCACCGCCAGTTTTTCGATCATCGCTTGGGTAATCTGCTCATCTGTAATACCGGCACGACGTTGCGCATCCCACAGCAGGAATTGCATATCAGCCCACTCGCTCAGGTCGTCGGGTTCGGCAGCAGCTTCCAGAGCTTCTTTACTGAGGTGTTTTAGTGGGCCAATGGGGCCGACGTTGCCGAATGTGGTCTGTGACCACTCAGCGTGCTCGCGGCGTACTTGGTCGCAGTCATTGACGCCATCGGCCATAGCGAAAACCTCGCGAACTTCGCAACCCTCACGAACGGCATGATTCTTTCCGTGTTCGTCAATAAGACCCAACCAGTCACCGTTTACTGATTTGAATTGCCAGCCGGCCAGCTCAAGACCTTTTGCTGGCTGCGCGTGGCGATAGAGCGGCGCTATGTTTCGCTCCAGATCGGTAATAACGCTCCATATTGGGACTGACTCTACGCCTTGCTTCGCCATATCACGATAACTATCAGCATACGCCAGAACAGGATTACGGTTAGGCTCGCTGTCCATTGCGGCCAGCGCGATGCGAGCCAGCTCCTCAGCCTCTTCAGCTGGCAGCATTACGTTGCTTCCGGCACCGTAGGTTTCCCGCCAGGATTTAATTTTTTCCAGGCGCTCTCTGGTTATGGTTGATTTGGTCATGCTGCACACTCCTGTTTTGTCATCAGCGCATCGCGGACGCTCTGGCGGTAATAGTGGTGAAAGGCAAACGTCAGGCCGAGTTTTGTTGGACGCTCCTGCTTACCCAGCAGCCTGAGGCGAGTGCAAATGGTCGTCGCCGTCCAGCCAGAGTGATAACCGGCAGCACGTTTCATAACGGTTTCAGCCAGGATGGTTCGAAAGTCGTCGCGCCCGAAGTTAGTGTTTTCAAATGCGGCGTTGATCACTTTATCGGTGAGATGTGCATCGATAGCGTTGCTCATGATGAGGCTCCAGATTTTTTATTAACCTTACGGCGGCAAGAGGCACAGTCATCAGGGCTTTCAAACGTATCCGGCTCGCGGTCAGTGGCGAAGTACATCCAACGACCACAAATACTGGTGACCTCATCCTCTAAAAAGAAGTGATGCTTATTGGCGTTGATGGGTCTGGCCCATCCAGCTTTTTTGCTCATTTGGCCCCCTCGCGCAGCTGCTTGGCGAAATCATCGGCTCCGGCCGCAATCATTTTGCAAACTGATGCCCCGTTATCATTAGCGCGAAGATGCGCTGCGAACTCCTCCACCCCATCAGCCTTAATCCCGGCATAGATGCGATCGGTGGCGGGGGTTTCCATCGCAGTTTTCAGCACATCGACGTACCATTCGTGGTACCGGTAATCCAGCATCCCGTCGGCCTGCTCAATCCACATATCGGATGCGGTAGCAAATTCGGCAGCCTGCTTCAGCGCCACATTCTCCGCAGCCAGCTGCTGGTACGCTTTCGCCAGCTTCAGGAACTTCTGCTCTCTGATCGACAGCTCGCCTGCGCTCTCAAGGGAGGCGATGAGCTCGTTTACAGCCTGTAATGTGATAGTCATTTGGCGGCTCCTTCGGTAAGCATGGCGATGATTTCTTCCGGGGTCTCTTTCACATCAATTCGCTCTCCTGAGATCATTTTCAGGATTGTCAGACCAGCGAAATACATGCTGGCGATGTGGTCTGCAGCAACAAACACGGGCTCATCAACTGTTTCAGGCACCCATCCATATTTCCCCTGGCGCTCTACCGTTGATTTTTGGGTTAATTTGAGAAAAATCATTTTCTTACTCCCGCCAGGCACTGGTTAAAAAGGTTGGTCATTGGGTTTACGCCGCCAGGACGCTGGCGATACTGAACAGACGGATCGCTTTCGGTTACGGCTGTCGTGTCAATCAGGGTGTAGCGGTAGCTCCTGCACTCCCCTTCTCGCTTAACCTGGCCGTCCCGGTGCATCTGCCACAGGGAGGAATTGACCACTGAAGAGTCAAGACCGGTACCGCGGCGGATATCCTGAAAGCTGCAGCCAGGATGCTGGCCGATGAAGTTAATAACGGCTTGTTTGCCAGAGTTCTTTTTCATCAAAACCCACCCCGCTTAGTTGGCTTTTCTTCTTTCTCGCGCCGGCGCTGACTGGCAGCTTCCTGGTCGCAGTCGTAAATCGCCCCGTGGCGTTGCTCGCAATAGACAACACCAGTCTCGCCATGCCGGTTAAGGCGCAGGAGGAGCTCTGTGTCACTCTGGTTTGCGTTCTCGTCGTAGGCGCCCTCCCGGTATATGGCCAGCCAGTAATCGCAATCCTGTTCAATCTGCCCGGTGTCGCGGGAGTCGCTCGGCAAGGGGCGCTTATTGGTTCGCTTCTCAAGCTCGCGGTTAAGCTGAGTCAGGAGAACGACGACGCAATCCAACTCCTTCGCCAGCGTCTTGAGGCCTTTGGTGATCAGCCCATAAGCCAGGTCATTTCGCTCTGCCTTATCGGCAGTCATCAGCGTCAGGTAGTCAACGAGGATCATTCCGACCTTGCCGCGTTCACGCTTGATGCGGCGCGACTCAGCCATAACATGCGCCAGTGAAATACCTGGGGTGTCATCAATCAGGAGATTGTTGGTGTCAATCAGCGCCCCCATCACGCCGGTGGCTTTTTTCAGATCGCCGTTCCAGTCGCCGCGATAGCCGTAGTCATCCTTAGTCATGTCCGGGTAAAACAGGTTTGGAGAGATCCGCCCCTTCTGCGCAGTGATTTTCTCCACCATCTGCCCTTCCGGCATTTCCAGTGAGAACATCAGGGCCGGTTCATTTTCTACCGTGGCGCAGTTAACGCCCATTTGGGTATAGAGCGTGGTTTTACCCATCTTCGGGCGAGCGCCTATAACAAACAGGCTGCCGCGCACAATGCGCTTCACACCGAGAAGCTCATCCAGAGAGCGGATCCCAGTCGATAACCCACGGGAACGACCATCAGGTTTCATCCGATCGTCAAACTCATTTGACCAGTCATTCACAGCGTCATAGAACGTGCGAAGCCCTGTCCGTCGACCTGTTTTTACGTGCTCGGTTATCTCAGTGAATAATCCCTGGATTGCGTCAAACTTCTGTTCTGCCGTCATGCCGTTGCGGGCATAAAGCAATTCGATCGCCTTCGTTGTTTTCTCGATTCCGTAGCGCTCCATCGCGGTCTCACGGACACGCATTGCATAGGCCACGATGTTCGCCGCGCTTGGTGTGTTCTTCGACATTTCAGCCAGGTATGCAAAGCCCCCAACGGTCTCTGTCAGCCCCTTGCTTTCCAGAGCATCAAACAGGGTCAGCAGATCAACCGGCTTATGGTCGCGGTACATCTGGCGCATTTCAGCGAAAATGACCTGGTGCTGGCGCGAGTAGAAAGATTCCGGCTTGAGGAGCGAAAGCACCTTCTGAGTACGCTCACTGGTGTCGTCGTCCAGCAGGAGTCCGCCAAGTACGCTCTGCTCTGCTTCAATGCTGTGCGGAGGTGTCATGAAATCAGCGGTCATCACGGTCCCCCTCACGCACTTCGATGTAGAGTTTTTCCGTCAGAAACTTATCGAATTTCATGCGGCGCCATGTCTTCCCTGACTTCTGGTCTGGTCGGTCTTCCAGCATCCAGCGACAGTTCTGAGCGATGTAGCGGAGGTAGTCGCGAAAACCATCCATGTCCATCGGCTTACCATCCAGATTGCGTGCGATTTTGTTCGCCTTGCTCCAGAAGGTGCGGATCAGATTGCGTCGCTCATCAGTAAGGCATCTCCATCCCCTGGCTTCAGGTAATTCGTCTTTCAGGCATTGCCATACTTCATCGCATGACAAACGTGACTTTTTCTCTTCAGCCGGTTTCTGGTCATTTGCGACATACTTACTACCGTTAGGTAGTAAGTTATTTAATATATTGTTATCTGTGGACACTGGCTGGACACTGGCTGGACACTCCACCTCCGCAGGCATTGGTACTACTGCGTTTTGGCTGGACATCGGCTGGAAATCGGCTGGACAAAAATTTGACTGATATTCGTCATATTTGACCACTTTTAGAACAGTAAAACGGTTGTTCGATTTGGTGGTGATCATGCCCAGGTTCTGGAATTTACGGAGCAGTGATTTAACGCGATCAGCGGTTAACCCCGTTTCCATTGCCAGTGTGTTTCGCCCGGTGATGAACTCCCCTCTTTCGCACATCACATCGCCGACATCAGTCGATACCAGTGTCTGTTCGTGATTAGCGCGCAGGAGCAGGTGAACCCATAGATGAGCCGCCTCAGCATCCTTGTAGAACGGCACATCCATAATTTTACGGTGCAGCAAGGCAAACCCCTTACCGTCATTCGTGCGCGGTTTCTGGAGCCTTCTGGCCTCTCTGGCTTCGGCTAAATTGGATACGTTACTCACGGCCTTCCTCCTTCCGTTTCAGCTCTTCCAGGATGGCGCGCATTTTCATGCCAACCACCGGGTTAACCGAGCGAATGAAGCGATCGCGGGTAACATTTTTGTGTGTTTGTGCCTGGTAAAATCTGTTGCTCTTAGGCATAATTACTCCTGTGAATTGATCCAGTTAATTCGCGTAGAAAGCCGTTGGTGTTCGAGCACTGCGGCTTTCGCCTTTTAGGCGCTTCATCAGTCCCACCCAAGCGGACCCGGGCGGCACCGCTCCGCACGCAAACCGATATCTGCCAGCGTTTCTACTGACTGCAGGTAGTGGCGGGAAACTACCACCGCCTCCGGCGGAACAACCTGCAAACCCAGCGCTGATATTTCCTTCGCCATTTCTGCGTAATACCCCTCGCTCTTGCGGCGACTGATTGTCGACTCGCTAACCCCTCGCATTTCCGCAAAAACCTTTTGGCCAATGGACAAAAGCCGGTTTAACAAAATGCCTTCAATCTCAATTGGGTTGAGGATTGGCGGCTCTAACTTTCGGGCTATTGCATTCTCCATCTGTGATACTTCCTCTGGTGTTGATTGGGAGGCCGCTGGTTAGGCGGCCGGAACGCCCTTCGGAGAAGGGAATAGTTTTGGAAGGTCTGGTCTAATTTGATGCGCCTGAACCTCCCCATTAGTTGCATTTACGATGCTGTTTACATGTTCAGGCGAAACCTTTGCCTTGTTGTGGAGCCACTTGTAAACCGCCTGCTGAGAAACATCGCAGGCTTCACCAAGCTTTTTCTGAGAGCCGACAATATTAATTGCGGTTTTAATGGTTGGGTTCATGACAACCTCCGTAGTAAATACAAACAAAGAATAAAACCTTAGTTGTATTTAGTCAACAACCATTTTCGTTTGCCGCTATAAAACCATGGTTGTAAATTGAGAAGATGAAAACGACACTTGCAGAACGATTAAGAGAAGCCAGAAAGGCTGCCAGCATGACCCAGAAGACTCTGGGAGATGCTGTTGGAGTTAGTCAGGCTGCGATCCAGAAGATTGAAACTGGAAGGGCTGCTCAGACCACAAAATTGCTCGATATAGCCAAGGCTTTAAGGGTGAGACCTGAGTGGCTTTCTTCGGGAACTGGCGCCATGAGGGCTGATGGTGAAGATGACAAGAAGCCTTCACACATAAATCATGATGTGTTCAGGGTCGACATTTTGGATCTGGCCGTCAGTGCCGGTCCGGGCATCGTGAACCAGGAGTTCGTAGAGATTCTTCGTTCTGTTGAGTATGAGCCAGCTGAAGCCCGCCACATGTTCGATGGACGCAAGGCTGAGAGCATCAGGATCATCAACGTCAGGGGCGATAGCATGTCTGGGACGATTGAGCCGGGTGATCTGCTGTTCGTCGACATCAGCGTTAAGAGCTTTGACGGCGACGGGATTTACGCATTCCTGTACGACGACACTGCTCACGTGAAGCGCCTGCAGAAGATGAAGGACAAGCTGCTGGTTATCTCAGATAACAAGAGCTATGCAGCCTGGGACCCGATCGAGAAAGACGAAATGAACCGGGTATTCGTGTTCGGAAAGATTATCGGAAGCATGCCGCAGACATACAGGAAGCATGGGTAGCCAACCAGTGGCCTGATGAGGTGTTTGGGTGATGAGAGAATATCTGATAGTAGGCGTGGTTACTTTGCTCTCGGTTGTTGCTATCGTGCTTATGGTGGCCTGATGAGCTGTTTGGGTGATTATTTTATTTTTCACAGCAATAGGATGATTTATGACACAGTTTCAACTTGCATTAATCGCCAGAGAAGTTGATGGAGAAGTCATCCACCTTCGCACCAAAGACGGTTACATCAATGCCACCGCAATGTGCAAGTCTGCTGGGAAGCTACTTGCTGATTATACACGACTAAAAACAACGCAAGATTTTTTTGATGAATTATCCCGCGATATGGGGATTCCCATATCGGAATTGATTCAATCATTTAAAGGCGGAAGAGCAGAGAATCAAGGGACTTGGGTTCATCCAGACATCGCAATTAACTTAGCTCAGTGGCTATCTCCAAAATTTGCAGTGCAAGTATCGAGATGGGTGCGTGAGTGGATGTCAGGCGAAAGAGCGCCTGCCGAACTCCCTATCCACCTTAAGCGGTATATGACAAACCGAGGCAGGGTTCCTCATACGCACTTTTCTATGCTTAATGAACTGACGTTTAACTTGGTTGCGCCACTTGAGCAGGCAGGATATACGCTGCCAGAAAAAATGGTCCCTGATATTTCAGAAGGTAGGGTTTTCTCGCAATGGCTTCGTGAAAACCGGGGTGTTGAGCCGAAGACGTTCCCAACATATAACCATGAGTACCCAGATGGCCGGACATTCCCGGTACGTCTATACCCAAACGAATATCTTGCAGATTTCAAACAACACTTCAACGAAGTGTGGCTGCCTCAGTACGCTCCTAAATATTTTGCAGAACGAGACCAAAGGGCATTGACGTTGATTGAGAAAATCATGCTGCCTGACCTTGATTCCTAAATGTTATTCCCGGCCACCGCGCCGGGTTTTTATTGCCCTACTCTTCCCTCAGCCTCAGCACATCCAGTGCCAGCTCTACTGCCAGATCTACCTGGTCACCCTGCCACAGCACCTGAATCATCTCTATCAGCGCCTCTCTTGAGGGCTCTCGCTTCTCAACCAACAGTTGCATAACCGCTATCCCGATAACCTGCGCTATCTGCGGGTGCATCTCTGCGAAAAACTCATCCTCATTCGACATGGCGCTACCCTCTTTGGCGTTTTTTTGAGCTTACCAGCACGCTTTACAAAAATAAATAACCAATAAAAACAACCAAATAAAACCATTCCAGCCATTTAAACAACTATTGTTGTTGACTACAAAACAACTATGGTTTTAAATTGACTCATCCAAACAACACCGGCAACGCCGGGGTGAAGTCAAAACGTCCCGTTAGCCGCGATAAGGCAAAGGTGAAGAGATGATCCGCGAAGAAGACAAGCCTGCATGGCGTAATTTTTGGTTAAAGGTCGTTCCGTTTTTGGTTGCAGTCCTCGTAGTTAGCATTCAGTGCTGGGGTGGAAAATGAGCAAACAAGGCATTCGTTCACTGATTTACTGCCTGCTGGTCTGCGGCGTTATCTGGGCGGCGGCGATTATCAAAATTCTGCACGTTACGGGGGTGTTCAATGGCTAACTCAATTCCTAACAACGGACGCGCCGTAATGATGCGCAACGCTAAAACTGGCGCTACCTGGAAGGTTTCTCGCGACTACCTAAACGAAACCTTCTGGTTCGAACCGCAGGGAAACTTAAGGCACATCCGCCAGTGCTTTGAAGCACGTGAGCTGCTGCCAAATCTGGTGCCGGCCGGAACGCACTAACCGGAACGCAAATTTAATTAAGCCATTAGGCAGCCAATCAAGGTGCCGGGCATCTCTCAACCTTTTGCAGGAGAAACCATGAGCGAAATAATGGATTTAGTCGTCATCGAGAAAAAGAACGCGATGGCGGTTTTCACCAATAACGACCAGCTCGACCCGCTTATCGAAGCGATCGAAAAAGAGGCTCGCAGCCTGGTGCCGGACGTGACCACCAAAAAAGGCCGTGACGCTATCGCATCCATGGCTCACAAGGTCGCGCGCTCTAAAACCTACATCGACAACGCAGGTAAAGACCTGGTCGCTGACCTGAAGGCTCTGCCAAAGCAAATCGACGAAAGCCGCCGCGTTGTCCGCGAACGTCTCGATGCTCTGAAGGATGAAGTTCGCCGGCCGCTGACTGAATGGGAGGCAGAGCAGGCTCGAATTGCTGCGGAGAAGGCTGCTGAAGAAGAGCGCCTGCGCATTGAAGCCGAGCAAAAAGCAGCGCTCGAAGCCCTCAGAAAGCAGGTTGAAGTGGACCACGAAATGGCCCTGCTTATGGATAAAGATATTGACCGCGAACGCGCAGATAAAGCAGCCGAAGCCGAACGCCAGCGCATTGCCCGCGAAGAAGAGATTAAGCGCCAGGCGGAAGAGAAAGCGAAGCGTGAAGCGGAGGAGAAACACCGCGCGGAAATGGAAGCATCAGCGCGCCGCGAGGCTGAGGAAAGAGCAGCCAAAGAGCGCGCAGAGCGTGAACGCATTGAAGCGCAGCAACGGGCAGAGCGAGACCGAATTGCAGCTGAGCAGAAAGCAGAGGCTGACAAACAGGCTGCTATCGACGCTGAGCGCCGCAAGGCTCAGGAAGAAGCCGATCGCATCCGCCGAGAGGCAGAGCAGCGCGAACAGGCTCGCCTGGCTGAGGAGAAGCGCAAAGCAGATGAGCAGGCGCGCCGCGAAGCCGACGTTAAGCATCGCAAAGCTGTCGGTACTGAAATAGTCAAGGCTTTGCTGGCCAATACCAGCCTAACCCGCGATCAGGCGATTGAAGTCCTGACTGCGATTAAAGACGGAAATATCCCACATACCGGGATCAGCTACTGAGGTGTTTATGGCGGCTTATCACTTTCAGGACCGGATTGAAGAGCAATCCTGGAATCAGCATTACCAGCAGCTGGCGCGCGAAGAGAAAGAATCTGAGCTCGCTGATGGCATGGAGAAAGGTCTCCCTCTCCGTCTGCTGGAATCGCTGTGCATTGACGAACTTCAACGCCGCGGCGCCAGCAAACAGGCGATAAGCCGCGCATTCGACGATGACGTGGATTTTCAGGAAAACATGGCGGCACACGTTCGCTACATGGTTGAAGTTATCGCCCGGCATCAACTCAACATTGAAGAGGAGCAATAATGGCTACTCAACTCATCGAACAGGTATTTAGCCTGGTAAATCCACTAAAGGCTGAATTTGAGCAGGTTTGCTCTGAACCTTCTATCAATTTCAGGCGTGAATCTGAGTTCGCAATGCAGATTTTCGCCAATAACGACTACCTGGCTAAAGTCGCCATCGGCAATCCGGTTAGCACCAGAAGTGCAGTAATGAATGTTGCCGGGATCGGCGTGTCCATTAATCCGGCTCAGAAGCTGGCTTATCTGGTGCCGCGCAAAGGGGCTATCTGTCTCGACATCAGCTACATGGGCCTGATGCACATTGCGCAGCAATCCGGGGCTATCAAGTGGTGCCAGTCGGCAATTGTCCGTAAGAACGATCAGTTCCGCCGTGAGGGACTGGATAAGCCACCGGTTCATATTTACAACGATTTCGACACCGCAGAACAGCGCGGAGACATTGTAGGTGCATACGTCGTTATCAAAAGTGACGACGGCGACTACCTGACTCACACGATGCGCATTGCTGATATCTACGCGATTCGAGACCGCTCAGAAGCATGGAAAGCCTACAAGAACAAAGGCACATCATGCCCGTGGCTCACAGACGAAGAGCAGATGATCCTCAAGACGGTTGTTAAACAGGCTGCGAAATATTGGCCACGCCGTGAGCGCCTTGACGCGGCTATAGACCACGTGAACACCGAAAGCGAAGAAGGTATTAACTTTTCCGCACAACGCCAGCCAGAGCGCGATATTACCCCGGCAGAAACAGCAATCATCAAAGAGATTAACGACGTTCTTATCACGATGAATAAGACATGGGATGACGACCTGCTGCCTCTGTGTTCAAAAATATTCCGCCGTGACATTCGTGAATCATCAGAACTGACTCAAGAAGAGGCGGTTAAGGCTCTCGGATTTCTGAAAAATAAGGCGGCCGCATGACACCTGAAATCATCCTTGCGCGCACCGGCATTGACGTTACCCGCGTTGAACAGGGCGATGAAGCCTGGCACCGCTTGCGCCTCGGCGTCATAACCGCATCGGAAGTTCACAACGTCATTTCAAAACCGAGATCTGGCACAAAGTGGACTGACATGAAAATGTCCTATTTCCACACGCTACTCGCAGAGGTTTGCACCGGCGCAGCGCCGGAGGTTAACGCCAAGGCTCTGGCATGGGGGAAACAGTACGAGGACGACGCCCGCACACTGTTTGAGTTCACCACTGACGTACAGGTAACCGAGTCGCCGATCCTCTTCCGCGACGAAGGAATGCGCACCGCCTGCTCACCTGATGGCCTGTGCAGTGATGGCCGCGGCCTTGAGCTGAAGTGCCCTTTCACCTCTCGCGACTTCATGAAATTCCGGCTTGGCGGCTTCGAGGCTATCAAATCCGCCTACATGGCCCAGGTGCAATTCAGCATGTGGGTAACCGGGAAGGATGCCTGGTACTTCGCGAATTATGACCCTCGCATGAAGCGAGAAGGCATTCACCACGTGGTTGTTGAGCGCGACGACAAATACATGTCCGACTTCAACGAAATGGTGCCGGAGTTCATCGAGAAGATGGACGAATCGCTGGCGGAGATCGGCTTCACCTTCGGGGAGCAGTGGAAATGAAAACTCACCACGACGGTATCACCGTTGGCAGTATCACCCTTCCCTATTCCATCAATCGCCGGGGATGGATCGCCCCAAGCGGCGACGTTATCAAAAACCCATTAAAGGCTCAGCGCCTGGCCGAGCTGATGAACAGTAAGAAGGTGATGGCATGACTGACTACACCGGAAGCAAAACTCCAGTTGAGCAGAGAAACCTTTGGCAAACGCCGATCCCTCTGTTCGTCGCTCTGGATGCGGAATTCTGCCTGACACTGGACGCGGCAGCATCAGCTGATAACGCGCTATGCAACCGCTATATCACGGAAAAGCAGAACACGCTTGAAACGCCATGGGCTGATTACCTGAGCATTCCCGGATACGTCTGGCTGAACCCGCCATACAGCGACATCACGCCGTTCGTGAAAAAGGCAGCCGCCGAGAGCACCAATCAGATCGGCACGGTGATGTTGGTCCCAGCTGATACGTCCGTCGGCTGGTTCCGTGAGGCTATCGAGACTGCCAGCGAGGTACGTTTCATCGTTGGCGGTCGCCTGGCCTTTATCAATCCTGTATCCGGTAAGCCTGTTAGCGGTAACAACAAAGGGTCAATGCTGATTATCTGGCATCCCTACCCGCGCACCCACTGCCAGTTCACGACCGTTGAGCGTGATGCTCTGCTGAATTTCGGTGCCCGATTGATAGCCAAACGGGAGGCAGCATGACGCCAGAAGAAAAAGAAAATGCCCTCCGCGCCCAGGCTCGTCGCTGCGCAGAAGAGCTAACCAAAGCGATGAACGTAAAGCCTAAACCAAAGTGGAACGCTGTATGCCCCCCTATCCTTCGCAAGCACTACGAGAAGGTAAAGCCGATGGGCGTCAGCTTAGTCAAATTTGTCAGTGTTATTGGCCGCATGCAAGGCCGGTATGGAGTGGAATCATGAGCAAAAAACTTTACATCGAACTTGGCGATACATACGTCGTAACCGGGTCAGCACAAGACCTTGTTTTGAGCGAGAAGAAAACAGTAACCGATGAGAAAAGTAAAAACTTCGGCAATGAAACCCTCTCTCGCATCGGTTATTACAGCAAATTTGAGCACCTGGTGAAAGAGTTATGCCACCGGGAAATCCTGCAATCAGAAGCGCAGTCACTGGAAGAGTTGCGCGACTACATCTTTGCACTCGGCGATAAGCTGAGTAAGGCGGTCGAGTTATGAGCTTCTTCGAAATTGACTCGCGATTTTTGATCGATACCGCATTTCACCGTCTGGAAATCATCCGTGATGATGGTCTGTATCGGCACCTGCGCATGCAGCAGCAGGGTACGTCCTGCTACTACTACGACGTGATCACCTGGCCTGGCTACCTGACCGTCACCGGTGACATGGGAACCTGGACCTTCTCCCGTATCGCGGACATGTTCAAGTTTTTTAGCGCCTTTGAAGGAGGGATTAATACCAGTTATTGGTCTGAAAAGCTGGAAGCTGGCGCTGGCTGTTCGGCGCGCGAAATGCTGGCAAAAGAATATAACCACGAGGCGTTCTGCAAAAGCCTGAAAGAGTCTCTTAGTGATTACCTGGAGGATGAGGAGGGCTTAGAACCAGAAGAAGATGAAGACTGGGACGACGATGACGATACGCCAGATAGCGATAAAGCAAGGGTGCGCGAAATTGTCCGTGAATTATGCAGGGCTGGGTTCAACAACGATTTTGAAGCTTATAACGCTGTTTATGATGCTGATTGGCCTGAAAGGTTTAGCGCCTGGGACATCTGCGACGGCCTGACCTTTAAGACGTATACCAGCCATTTCCGCTGGATTCTGTTTGCTATCACCTGGGCCATCAGCAAATACCACAACGCGAAGATTGTTGATAAAGCGATGACTACGTTTCTGGCAGTGAAAGGAGTTTCAGCATGAGCGCAGAAATCATCGATCAGGCCAACGAACTCGAAGAGCTGCAGCGTGAAGCCGCTATAGCAAGGCACCGCATCAACCATAACGCAGTTTCAGCTACTCACTGCCGCGACTGCGGGGAAGAGATACCCGAGCGGCGCCGGGAACTGGTGGCGGGATGTCAGCGCTGGGCTGACTGTCAGGAGGAAGAGGAATTACGCGGAAAGCATCGGAGGGCGTGATGTTCAAACTGATACAGCGCGGCCAGGTTTACGCCGACAGCCACGGATGGCCGGTGCTGATTCATAGCTGTGATGATAAGACGGTTCGCTACTGGCGCCAGGGTCGGATCAACACGGCAAGCATCGACCGATTTAATAACGATTTCGAGCCGCTCACTCGCGAAGAGGCGCACCAGATACGCGCTGAACTGGAGCAGAGCGAGCACATTAAGAAGCTGCGCGCCCAGCGCGCGGCATAAGTAAGGAGTGGGGTTATGAATCAGACATCGCAAACCACCTATATCATCGCAGACCCGGGCGAGTGGGTTTCCGAAGAACAAATAATGGCACTTAAAGGGCTGAAGGAAGGCACGTTAAAGAACGCCAGGAAGAAGAGTTTTATGGAGGGGCGAGAATACAAGCATATTGCCGCTGACGGTGAGCCTTTTGATAACAGCCCCTGCTTCTACAACATAAAGGCGATCGACCGTTGGATCGCCGGCCAACGCCCGGCAAAGCCAAGTCGCAAGACTCCTGCGAAAGCAGACGAAAACTGATTAAATACTCTGACCATCAACCAACGAGGAATCGTTATGAAATACCCAACAGGAGTAGAAAACCATGGCGGCACGCTGCGGATCTGGTTTATCTACAAGGGTGTCAGAGTGCGTGAAAGCCTGGGGGTGCCTGACACCCCCAAAAACAGAAAAACTGCCGGAGAATTAAGAACATCGATCTGTTATGCGATTAAAACCGGCAATTTTAATTATGCGATCCAGTTTCCTGACTCATTAAATCTCGCCAAATTCGGAGAGGCCACTCAGAACCTCACTTTGAAGGCACTGGCAGAGCGCTTCCTTGCGCTGAAAGAAACAGAGGTTGCCGATACATCCATCAATACATATCGGACAATCATTAAAAACGTCCTGGCTGTCGCCGGAAGCAACATCCTGGCATCAGCAGTTAACAAAGAAAAGTTGCTGGAGATCCGCAAAGAACTCCTTACCGGACATCATCTGCCAAGGCCACAATATGAGGTCAAGGACCCTGGCCGTTCGGCGGTAACGGTCAATAACTATATGGCTAACCTGTACGCCATTTTCCAGTTTGGCCTGGAGAATGGCTATATCGAAGAAAACCCCTTTAAAGGTATATCGCCTCTTCGCGAGGAACGAGTAAAACCGGACCCGCTATCAAGAGAAGAGTTTCTTCGCCTGATTGATGCCTGTCGGCACCTTCAGACGAAAAACATGATGTCCGTTGCTGTTTACACCGGCATCCGACCCGGGGAGTTGTGCGCCCTATCATGGGAGGATATAGATCTGAAGGCCGGTACAATGATGATCAGGAGAAATTTTGCCAAAGGCGAGTTTACCGTGCCGAAAACACAGGCGGGTACAAACCGGGTAATCCACTTAATTGAACCGGCGATTCAGGCGTTAAGAAGCCAGGCGGAATTAACAAGACTTGGGAAAGAACATTCAGTAAAAGTGAAACTGCGTGAGTATGGTCGTACTGACACGCAAAAATGCACCTTTGTTTTTCTGCCCAGCGTTACAGCCAGAACATTACGCTATGGCGATCACTTCACTGTCGACTCAATAAGGCAGACCTGGGATACCGCGGTCAAGAGAGCTGGCATCCGGCACAGGAAATCATATCAGACACGACACACATATGCGTGCTGGTCACTGACTGCCGGGGCGAACCCTTCTTTTATCGCATCGCAAATGGGCCACGCTGATGCTCAGATGCTTTTTCAGGTTTACGGTAAATGGATGAGTGAGAATAACGACGCCCAGATCGCAATACTGAACTCGAAACTGAGCTCATTTGCCCCACTGGTGCCCCATGAAATTCTAAAGACTGGATAAAGTTATTTAAATTCATGTTGTTGTAATCTATAAACCTGCAAATCCATAAACTCCAGAGCGGTCCCTAACCACCCAGACACAGCCGCGCGGATGAGATCGGCCGTTGTTCTCTCATTATTTACTGTAGTCATCAT